ATGTCGCGCAAGCGCTTCGTCGATACTCGTGAGGCCGAAGCCACTACGGTCGCGAAGGCCTTTGAGCGCTATGCGCGGGAAGTATCTGCGCAGAAGAAGGGGGCTCGCCAGGAGCTGACCCGGATAAAGACGTGGTCCGAGGGGAAGTATGGCGGCAAGTCGCTGGCCGAACTGCGGTCATCCGACCTGGCCGAGTACCGCGATGCGCGCCTGGCTGCCGGCGCGTCGACCAACACCATTCGACTGGCGCTGGCGCTGATCAGCCACTTGTACACCGTGGCGATCAAAGACTGGGGGATTGAAGGGATGAGTAACCCCGTGGCCAAACTGCGTATGCCGAAGGGCAGTCGTGAGCGCGACCGCCGGCCAAGTTCCGAAGAGCTGAAGGCTGTACTCAAGGCCGCTGGAGAAATTCACGCCGAGATGCCGGTGATCATTGAAGTTGCTGTCGAGACGGCAATGCGCCGAGGCGAACTGCTGACATTGCGGAGAGAGCATATCAAGGGTAAGCACGCACTGTTGGAGGACACCAAGAACGGCAGTCGTCGGCTGGTGCCGCTATCGATCCGTGCTCGGGCCCTGCTTGATTCCCTACCGGCACGCATTGACGGCCAGGTGTTCTCCCTGGCCCCGCACTCCGTAAGCCAGTATTTCCTGCGCGCCTGTCGGGCAGCAGAGGTACAAGACCTGCACTTCCACGATCTTCGGCATGAAGGTACGTCGCGTCTTTTCGAAAAAGGTCTGTCGATCATGGAGGCGGCAAGTATCACGGGGCACAAAACCATGGGTATGCTCAAGAGGTACACCCACCTGTGCCCCGACACCCTGGCCGACAAACTCGGTTAACCGACACGAGCGAGCGTTGGCGGTGTCTGGCGTTTTCGCCCGGGGCGCGCCGGCGTATGTCGACCTTCCTCGCACTCCTGCAGGAACCGGCGAACTGTGCTGACCCTCCAGCAGATCCGGCTGCCCTGCTTGAAGAACGGCGGCAGCCACGCCGCGCCGGCCTGTCGCGCGCTTCGAATAGACGACTCCGACCGACCAAGCAGCTTGGCCAGTTCCGGGATGTGAATTACCTCTTGTTCCATAGCAAGCTCCTGGCCCGGCCATAGCATGGGCGCACATATGATTATTGGGTGTCCTTGCCGCGCTGGGCGGCAGAAGGTGGGTTAGGTGGTGGAGTTGGCGATGGTTGCCTCGAATCGCAGTGCCAGGGCGGCATTGACCTCGGCCTTTTCCATGCTGTCGACAGTGCCTTTCGCGCGGTGTAACTGCTCGTATCGACGCAGGGTAGAGGCTGCCTCCGACAGGTCGGCCAGCAATTCGTCACGCTCGGCAGTCAGCTTGATCGCGTGCTGGCGCAGGTTGTCGGCATCATCCATCCATTCCTGAGCCATGATCTCGAAGTGCTCGGCTGGCTCCCAGGGTGACGGGATCACGTTCGTTAACCAGTCGCTCCACATCTCGACACTTTCACCGCGCTCAATACGCTCGGCTTTCATCTGGTCACCGCAGTCACGAATTTCCTTGGCGCGCCGCTCTGCATCCTCCCTATCCATGCAGGGGTATTCCTCTCCCGGGCCTGGGCTGTGGATGGCCCATAGCTGCAAGGCAGGCTCGGCAAGGATGCCGCGCAACTCTAGGATGCTGCTGGCGCTGGCACCCGATTCTTCAAGCGCTGTCAGGCTTTGCTCCGCCAGGACGCGCGGCATGGTGACAACCTCGATTGCAGGGGCGGATGGCGCGGTGAGAATCGCAATTTGTTCTTCGATTGTGGACATAGGAATACCTCGCCCGCCGATCACCGGCAGGCATGCAGGGGGATTGGGAGTAGGGTTTTGCCTGCGAAAAGTGGTTCTAGATCACAAAACCATATTTCGATCGCGCCCCTTGCTGGGCTTCCAAGAACTTTTACTGCTTTGGAAGGTCGATCAATAACCTAAAATAGATAGGCAGCTATGCGATCTCTAATTCTTGATATGCCTAATGGGCGCGCGCTCGTCGAGGAGCTTGATCTTGCGACTGAGCTAATGATGTCCATTCCCATCGAGCTTGTCGGCGGTGAGCAATGGCAGGCAGCTTTTGATAGGCAGCAGTTAGCATTCAAGGCTTGGCGCTCATACCTTCTTTGCATAGCCAAGCATCCGAAGCGTGACGCTCAGTGTGAGATAAGTAAGATCGCCTGAGCCTCAATGTGGGCCGGTAGGCGAACCAGAGGGTGGCGATCATGGCGTCACCTTGATATCCACTTCGTCATGGATCCACTCGATATCGAGCAGATCATCGTCGTCAATCTGCGATTCACGGTGGTCATTGCTTGCCAGCAGATCCTCCACCTCGTCGTCATCGACGTTCTCAATGACCTTTCGGAAGTTCACGACTGCCTTGCCGGTTAGCACGACTGTTCTTTTCATGGGCGAGTTCGTCCTTGCCGCTATAGCGGCTGACTTTGAAGGGGGAGGGGTTACAGATGTTTCAGCAAATCAGTTGTGCCAGTGCCAGCAGGCACCAGCTGTAGGCAGGGAGTTTGGATTTCATGGATTACGCGCAGGAGCTGGTTCAGGAGAGCCACAAAGGTGGTGGTCCATCTGCTCCCGGCAATCCTGCTCGGTGTAGCCGCAATCCGGGCAACGAGGTGGTGGCGGAATGCGTGCCGATTTTCGGTCGCCCCAAAAGTCGGTAACCAACCGGCAGATATCAGCTTCAAGATCCAGATGCTTTTCTCTTGTCAATTCTCCGGTATCAAGAACGCACTCCAGAAGCGAGATGGCTGTATCCACCCGCTCATCCGCTGCGGTCAGGCGCTGTTGAAGGGCTTGCTCGCGGGCAAGCGAATTGTTCAGCTGCAACTTAAGGTCAGCCACTTGCTCGGCCGTCATGCTGCCGCAGAGCTTTAGGTAATCATGATTCTCTCTGGCGTATCGCTGCTGCAGGGTTTCGTCTTGATGGGTAGGCATGGGGAGTCCTTGCCGGGCCATGCCCGGGCGGTGGAGTGGGGGAGTTATCGCGAAAGCTCTTTGGCGCGCTTCTTCGACCAGGCCAGCACATCGAGAACCACGCTCTTATTGAACATGCTGCGCTGGCGGTAGTAGTCCACTGCGTCACGCGATACTGAGAAGCAAACACCAGCCTTGAAGCCCTGCTTGCTCAGCTCGTCATGGACATTCTTTTCTATGAACTCATGAGGGGTCATAGGGCCACCCATTCGTTCTTTGCGTTGTAGTGGCCGCGCCATTTTCCCAGCGTGAACACCAGGGTTCCGGGCGTACTAAGCCATGCCGATTCAATGTGGCCGCCTTTCAGCCGGAAGCTAGACTTGAAGGCTCGCAGTACGCGCTTACGGATACGCCTGCGCGATAGATCATTGCGCTTGATGCGTTGGTGGGGGGGGTAGTCATTTCGCACCTCCAGGCACGCGCCTGCCTCGCCGGCTGGCGCTGTTCAGTGATATGGGGTATTACGGGTGACCGGCGAGTGCCAGTTATTCGTCGTGACAGATGCGCAGGGTCTTGCGCTTGAATTCAGCGTCAAGCAGTCGAGCGTATCGATCTGGCATCACATACTTTTCGCGGGGCGGCGCCGTCAGGAATGGCATACATTGCACTGGACCGCACTCATGTAAGGCCTGAATCGCCAGCCGCATCGCCGCGCATTCATCCTTCGCGCCCGACCACTCGACCAGCAGCGCTAGTGCGTTTCGTGTCCCTTGCCTGATGCGGAAGCGGATCATCTCGCCGCCCGTGATCGGCGCCACGTTTTCGTGATAATCCAAAACCGGGCGCGAGCAGAGGAATCGAATCACACCGTCACGGCCAAGGGCTTGAATGTGGTGGATCATCAACGTCAGAGCCTCGCCTTGCTCCTCGATTCCAGCCCACTCCATCAGATCAGCCAGTGCCTGTCGCGTGCCTGGCCTGACCCGTAGCCGCAATTCCTCTTCGTTGGCTGCGATGCGCTTCTCTGCGCACTTGGCCGAACGCTGCGTTCCAGTCTTGGCAGCCATAAGTCACCCATTCCAGCGTGTGCGAAGCTGAACGATGTCGCGAATCGTCGACGCCCCGCAGTTGAATATCTCCCCGAGTAGCCCGTAGCCAAGCCCGCCGCGAGCATACAGCGCTCGTATTTCGGCAACCTGTTCAGTGGTCAGCCTTGCCTTGGGATGGCTCGGCCCGCAGCGGTGGTGAGTGTGGTTTCTGGTAATCGCGGCTTGTGTCTGCATTGGATAGCCCGCTCGGCGGGATGTTGAGTTGTTCGGCCCGCCGTCGCTGGCGGACCTTTGCTTGGAGTCGACGCAAATCAGGCAGCTCGGAAAGGTTGAGTTTTCAGCCCTTCAACTTGGCGCTCAAGGTTGCGGATGGTCTTCTCGCCGCGCTCGCGATCAGGGCCGATCCACTTGGCCGAAGCTGCGCGAAGTCGTTCCAGGCTTTCACGCAGATGGTGAAGGTGTGTCTGGCGGTTCTGGTGGACGATCAGGGTGATGGTCATGGTCAGGCTCCGGCGAGGTAGGGCACAGGAATAAAGGGAATATCGTCGTCAAAGCTGTCTGGCGGCGCGCCTTGCTGATTCTGCTGCGGTGCCGCCTGCTGCGCCCGAGGTGCTGGCTGCTGTCTTGCCGCGCCTGCCTGCGGATTAGCCTGTCGCTGCTGGCCGTCCAGCGGCTTACCACCCAACAACTGCATGGTGCCCTGCATATCCACGACGATTTCCGTGGTGTAACGCTTGATACCGTCCTTCTCCCATTCGCGGGTCTGCAGCTTGCCCTCGATGTAGACCTGAGAACCCTTGCGCAGGTACTCCCCGGCAATTTCAGCGACCTTGCCGAACAGCGACACGCGATGCCATTCGGTTTTCTCGACCTTCTGGCCGCTCTGCTTGTCCGTCCATTGCTCACTGGTGGCAAGGCTCAGGTTCGTGACCGCGTTACCGTTGGGCATGAATCTAACTTCCGGGTCTTGGCCACACGTACCGACCAAGATGACTTTATTAACGCCTCTCATGCTGCCTTCTCCATCAACCGAAGAACCATCTCATCCACCCCGTGCAGGAAGTCGACGACTTCGGCCTCGTATTCAGCAATCGCTTTCTCATCGCGCTCAACCCGATGGATGAACAGCTGTAGATGCTCCGGCATGCGCGGGTCGAATGAAACGAAGTCCGCAAACGCGGCACCCGTAGCCCACATGTTGTGCAGTATCTGAGGGGCATGCTCAGGAGGCAGGCGGTCCGCTTCGAGGTAGCCAAGGTGGGTCGAGCTTTTCGGGCATTTCGCCTCCCATACGCCGCGGCGGCCGTCGTGCTCGATAAACCCATCGACACTGCACCCCGCCATGAAGTCGGCGAGGCAGATGAATCCGCACTCCTGGACAATCAGACCTGTTTTTTCTTCGTAGGCCATTCGAGCAAATGGCTCTTGCTCTGTGCCCCACATCATGTCCTTGCTGACGAAGAAATCGTCGGCCGGTAATCCGGTCAGGCGCTCAAGCCCAAGCTGAATGCGATAATCGCGCCGCGCCGCCGCTTCGCCCGACTTGATCGCCGCCAAGATGTCCTTGGCTCGCGAGCCGGTTGCGCGGCCTGCGCGGTCCTGCTTCCACTCAAGGGTGCCCTGAGCGTGATTTGAGATAGTGGATTTCATTCTGGCATGTCCTCGAATTCAACTTCGTCATCAGTGGCCGACTGTTCTGGCTCTGGTTCGGCTTTTGGTGCAGCCGCTTTCAGCGCTTCACCTCGGGCGCCGACGGCAGATTTGAAAGCGTTGTAAGCCGTCATGTCTTTCAGCCCTTGAATCTCTTTAACGCCGGCTTTCCAGACTTCGGTCAGTGCATCAGGGGTTGCGGCGGCATTGGCGAGTTCCACCCACTTCTGGGCCAGCTCTGGATTGGTTGCCGCCTGGCTGTTGGAGTGGCTAGCCTCCTGCGGCCGAAGCTCTTCGGGCAGGTCTTCAATGTCCTGCGTGAAGATGTCCGATGCGGCGGTGACGTTAAGGGTCATGGCGATCATTGCGCGCTTGCAGGCCATCTTCAGGATGGTGTTGGCCAAGTCCGCCGGCTCGGTGCGGATCTGGTCGGCGGTGTTGCCATTTTTGTAGTACTTCTTCCGGCGCAGATTCTCAGGAGTGGCGTCGAGTTCTGCCTTGCAGATCACGCCGCGCCACTTGTATTTCTCTTCGCTGGATGAGCATTCGCCGACACCTTCGCCAAGGGCCACGCCGGTCATCTGATGACGACCAACGCAAGTAACTCGGTAGCGCGCCACGCCCTGCACCGACAGGTCTTCGATCTTGTATTCCTGCGCAACCCTGAAGGTTACGCAAAGCACCTCAGCGCCCGGCTTGTACAGGGTTGGCTTCTGAGTGCCTGGGATGGTGCCGTAGTGCGTTTCGCGCTTCATGATGCCCTGCATCACTTCCTGCACCAGGTTCACCCGCTGGCGAATCTCTACCGCCGAAAACCGATGAGTCTCTACTGCGGTGAGGCCCGAGGCCTCACGCATTGGCATTTGGATAATTTCGTTGCTCATGGCGACCTCAGTAAACGATTTGAATGGCTGGGATCTGGCGCTTGGCGATAAGGGTGATGGCCTGCTTGGCGCATTCCTCAGTCATGCCACCAGCAACAAAGGCGTCCAGTGCGGCTCGGTTGATTCTGGCTTTGTGGGCCTTGTCAGCTTCGCGCGCTGCGGCCTGGCGGTTGATTTCATCTGCTGCGGCGTTCGCCCGGGCGATTTCAGCTTGCCGGGCGCGTTCGGCGGCTTCGGCCTGTTTGCGCTCTGACTCTGCCTGCTCACGCTCCGCGCGCTCCACTGCGGCAATGCGTTCAGACTCTGCCTGTATCAGCGCTAGCTGATGCCTGCGCTCATCGTCGATCTTCTGCTGCGCAGCGCGCTGCTCTGATTCGATCTTCTCCCGTGCGGCCTGGGCGGCGGCTCGCTCCGATTGCTCGGCGGCAAGTTTCAATTCCAGCTCTCGGCGATCTGCAGCAGCTTTTGCTTCGGCTTCACGCTTGGCAACGGCATTTCGCTCCGCCTGTGCGCGCTCTTCCGACTCGCGGCGGGCACGCTCTTCAGCTTCGCGGACCATTTGAGCGTCACGTTCGCGCTGGGCCTGAGCTTCAGCTTCGGCACGAAGGCGTACCAGCTCTGCCTGTTGGGCTTCGTACTGCTGGCGAGCAGCAAGAGCGGCACGCAGCTTGGTCAGCGCCGACTCTTTAGTCTGTGCGGCATCGGCTTTGAACTCTTCCCAGTGGTCGCCCATATGAATCGCTTCGACCGACGCGATGGATTCCAGCAAGACGACGGCGCTGACGTCGGCGAGATCCAGGCAGAAATCATTGATGGCCTGAACAGCATCAACATGCTTGTCTTTTCGGGCCTGCTCGGCGGCTTCCCACTCGGTCAGCGGCTGGCGTACTTGGTCACGCAAAGTGTTCATGGTGATCACAAATTCGCGCAACTCGTCCTCGACCACTTTGGGCAGTGATTTGATATGACGCAGATAGTCGCGCCCCGGCTTTTCGACCGCCGCCTTACGCTTGCTAACCGTGGCCGAAAGGCTCGCGATTCGATCTCGACCTTTCTTGGTTGTCAGGTCTGGGATCTCGGCGCAAACCTCGTCTTTTACAGCATCGATGAATCGCGACAGGCCGCCAGCCACGAAAATGGTAGGAGCGTTCTCTTCGCTGATGTCATCGATGGTGATGAGCTGCTGTTCTGCGAGCATGAGGAATCCTTGGCCGCGATGCACGCAGCGTTCGAAGGTGTGGGTTATTGAGTGAGCTGGCCGGAGTAGGCGCTTGCCAGCATCCAGGCGGTAAAGAAGAGCAGGGCGATGGCTGAGCCGCGCCAGAAGCAGTAGCGCTTGGCGCGTTGGTAGGAGGTCATTCGTTAACCTCCCCAGTACGAAAAGTCTTCATTCAGGGCTTCTTCCGGCGACCAGCCTGGAAAGGTTTCATACAGGCTTTCAACGTAAGACCAGTTGGCCCAGCCCTTAACCTTTCGCATGTAACGGTATCCGCGCCAGATCCAAAGTAATTTGCTCATGGCCGAACCTCTGCCCTTGGTGTCGGGTACTTATGCACCCATGGGCCGCCTGGCTCGCGGTACGACTTCAGTGGCCAGCCGACATAACCGAGGCGCTCGGCACGCCGGATCACGTCTGCCGGGTTGGCGCCGGCGATCTCTTCCAGCATTTCGTCGATCAATGATTTAACCGGTGCGGTAGTCATGGCAACTCCCTGCGCTGCTGGCAGTGTTTGAGCAGGCGCTTGCAGTAGTGGCTGAATTCTTCGAGGGTGATCAGTTCGTCCATCATCAATCGAGTGATGATCTGCTGGACCAGAACGCTGTTACTTTGCGGGCTATCGGGATGGCTCAGGCTTTCCAAGGCTTCGTCGATCAGGATGTGCGGGCTCAAAGCTCGTCGTCCTCGGCATCGGCAAGCAGACCGTCGTGGACGTACGGCTCAAGCAGCGCCAAGGCTATCTCGTATATCCTGCCGTTGATGTGGTCGCTCGGGCCGAGCAGGTTCTTGGCAAAGGTCTTGACGTCACCGTCGGCGTACGCGGCTGTCACAAGTTGAGCAAACCAGTCTTCGTCATCGGCGCCGTCAATCTGCCGCTGCACCAGGTGTTCCTGAATCTTCGCGACGAACTGCTTTTGCGTGACTCCCTGCCAATGCCCGTGGCGGCGCAGGAACAGCACGTCGCTACCCAACACCAGTTGCTCGGCGTTGCTCTCGATCCAGCGGGTTGCGGCTTCCTGATAGCTTGAATCGTCATCAGGCTCCGCGTTGTCGTGGCGAAGCTGGCATTTGAGTAGTGCGTTCATGGCTTGATCCTCGAGTTCTGCGCTCGGTAGCGGCGCATGTAGCCACCTATCAGGCGGCGCATGAGTACGGCGTTGCGTTCTTCTTCGTGGTACCAGCAGGTCAGCCATTCACTGCCCATTGGGCCGTGATCCATGAACTCGCAGTCGCAGCGGCTGTTGATCAGCGCCCGGGCCTCGGCGTTGCATGCTGACTTCAGGGTGAGGTAACGCCGGCCGCCGCCCTTGTAGACGACAGCCTGTGATGATGTGACGGGCATGGTCGCCTCCAGAGTGGCGGTGGTTTACTTCGAGCGGGCGGCGAGCATGGCGTCGGCCAGTTGGTAGGAAATGCGTGCGATCTTCTGCGCTACAGATTCTTCGCCATCGGGATAGACGTAATCGGTGATGATGAATCCGCTATCAGCGCTGGTTGCGGTCGCTTGAGCCTGCGCAAATCCTGCCGCGAAGTAGTCGCGGACAGTGATACCCAGTGACGGGCCGTGGCCGGCGTATTCGTTTGCCGCCACAGGGAAGGCCGGCTTTTCGCCGTCTTCGGCAGGCTGACAATCGATGCAGATACCGCCTCTCTGCTCATCCTCGATAACGAACGATTTGCACCGCAGGCAATGCCCATGTGGTGCAGGGTCGGGTGGCTGAAAATTCATGTTTTGTCCTTATAAACCGCATTGGCCAGATGCCAGGCACGGGTGACCAAGCCCAGCCGTGAGACTGGCCTGGAATCTGCTAATGCGGTCTTTGTGGTTTGAGGGGGAGGGTGCCGGTTACGCTGTCCGGCTCCAGCGCTGACGTCGCGATAAGCGACCTAGCCAGCTGGACGCTGGTGATGCAGGTGGGCGGTTATAGGCCGCGATTTCGTCCGCATCGGGGTGTGATTTGGTAGGGATTCGAACCCAAAAGAATTACGTCGATTTCGGCAGCGCTACCTAGTCGACACCACCCCGCACGCAGGGCGCCCCTGTTCCACCGAGGCAAACTCCAAATCACACCCCGATGCGCTCTCATAGAGAGGATCGGGCAGTTAACGTCAGTGCTGACGTGGTGCCTGTTTTTGACAGGGGCAGGCTCCCTGTTTCCTCGCTTTCCACAGTCGAGGGAAATCCATATGCTTTGACCTCCACAGTCGAAACAAGGAATGCAGTTATGGCGAATTACATGGTGCGGGTTGAGATCTTCAAGGCTGACGGCGAGGAATACGCAGACCTGCATAAGGCACTGGAATCGCTTGGCCTCAAGAGGACGGTTCAAGGGGATAATGGGGTTCTCAGGATGCCGCCTGGCACCTACTACGGAGCAAGCTCGCTGGGAACCTATGAGCTGAGGGAGAAAGTTAAGACTATTGCCGCCCCCTTCTCCTACCCTGCCGATCCTTCAGTGTTTGTCTCTGAGTCAAGCGACTGGTCTGGCTGGCTTCGACTAGCCTGAGACGAACTACCGCCGCCAGCGGAAGGTCTTCCTTTGGGCATTTCACTTACCCAGTAGGCCAGGTAGTTTGAAGCGATGGCGAAAGCCTCATCAAAAGTGACGCTTTCATCCGTCGCGATCTCCTGAATAATCTGGCGAAACCGCTCAATCTGTTCTTCGTTCATCTCACTCTCCTGCTTTCCGCGTGGCCCTGAGATAGGGCCACCTGGAGAGCATCCGGGCTGCAATATGCGGCCCGGCATCTCTGTTTCTTCTCGTTACGCATATCTGGATCATTCGCCAGTTCGGTATCCCTCGATCCGCCGCAGGTTCTCCCTGCGTTTCCTTCCAGCACCTAAGTCACTCCCCAGGCGGTAGGTCAGATCAGATCGCCGGTCCCCAGTAGAGGCGTAGCGGCTTAATAGTTAGTTTTTGACAGAGCCTTTGCATCGGCCCTCCCTGTCCTTGCCGGACAGGCGGCCCCGCTGTTATTTCCGCAGCGGGATCGTCTTCTGAATTTTTAAAGAGCGGGTCAGGCCGTGAGGCCCTGGCGAGCCCCTGTTGGGTGACTCGATGGAGTGAACATTAGGCATTCCTTCTTTTGGCGTCAATAGGAATACCTAATTATTTTTTAATAGGCACAAAAAAACCCGCGCTGAGGCGGGCTGATTTTTGTGATTGCTGGCGGGGTTAAGCCGCTTTCTCCAGACTGATTATGTATCTCGCCCCCTGCTCTGGGGTAGGGACTGTCGAAAAGGAGAACTCGTGTTTTTCGGTCAAATCTTGGGCCATGACCAACTTTTCCTGGAGAAAGCGAATATTGCTTTTGTCTGCAGATCTGTCGATAGCTTCCTCATCAGGAACAGCCAATAAAATGTGTGGCTTTTGGTTGTGTTCGATCAGAGCATCATTGCCCCTTAACTGATCAAGACGGCAAACGCGAGAGAAGAATGCTTCGAACTGCTGCTGTAGGTTGCGCCCAGGGCCCATGCTGCACATGTTTATCGCCAGGCTTGAAGAGAAGTAGTCGCAGTAGACAGACGCCTGGGTACTCCTGATTGTTACCGGCACTGGCACGTGAAATCGATCCGACAGATCGGGCGCAAGCACGGCCATTGCTTTTCTCATGCTGGTAACAAGCCGATTTTGTTCAGACTTTTTTGCCTGTGTTCGGAAGGCTTCGGTCATGGCACTAAGGCTTGCACATGCCCTCATAGCTTGCTTTGCGATTTCTTCAATGCTGTCTCCTTGGCCTTCTTCGACGGGCCCAAGAGTGACTCCGGTCACTGGCGGAAGCCACGAGATAAAATCACCTGTCCTCTGCAGGTGATCCAAAAGGCTGGCGGACGCAGTTCGAGCGATCCCCATAAGACTCATGCCGTGCACGCCAAAAACGGCAGCCATGACATCATCGGAAAGGGCTGAGATTATCCGGGGCTTGGTGCCTGGCTCTCCGAGAACTGCAACCGCGACAGTGAGCAATTCACCAGACATGGCAATAGGTTCAACTCGAATGGGCGCCCAGAATGCTGTCAATTCGGGGAGCTCTGGGAATTGCTCGACGATATCGTTGCGTAGCCCATATCGGGCAAGCCAATCTTCTGACATATCTGCTCAACCGCGTGGGAGATTCTGGACTCGATCCAAACGTAGAGGTCGCAAAGCGCCTCTTCACTGATCATACGTTGTAGTCCAGCCTCAATGAAAAGGCCTTCGACTTTACCAACCAATGGCGTAAAGCTTTTGTTTGCTTTCTTGCGAAGGGCGTATCGGGCTATGTCATCAATCCCAAGGGTTGCGCCATAATCCGAACGCTCAAGCAGCCAATTGACAATGTCGATCTCAGGTGACGGCAGGCCAAGATCAGCCCACGTCGAGCCACCAAAGCTTTGAGCGTGATCAATCGCCCAATGTTCATTTCCATCATAAATCATCTGGCCAAGATGACGATCACCATTCGCGATGAGCTGATCGAAGGCGGCTACGAGGTCAATATTCTTGAGCGCGGTGTGTAGCTGGGCGAAGCTCCCCAATCGAGCGAAAGAGTGACCCGCAACGGCAGCAGTGCCAAAGCCAAGCATTCGAGATTCAATTGTGATGGGCGGGTTTGCACGTGGGTCAATTAGAACCAGGTAGGGGTCTGGGATTTTCACGCCCAGGGCCTTCCCGATGACGGAAGAAACCAACTCAGCCTGAAGCTGCGCTCGGTTGTGGCAAATCTTCACAAATGCTCGGAGGCTAGCCACAGATTTGTCTGGACGAATATCCCCAACTAGCAGAGCCATGTTATCCCTTCCCTCATCCAGATACAGCTTGCTCCCCCTCTGGAGGGTTGCATATTGGATTCCTTTCACTTCCTAGAAAGCTCCGTGAGTAAATCGTTGATAAGGGTCCAGGCGCGATCATCAATTTCACCGCGCTCTGCCAGGCCAACCATTCGACTGATGACGGCTTGCGATTTTGGGGAGGCTTTGTTTTTTGCCGCTTTGAGTTGATCAAGCAGTCCCGCCAGGTCATTGTCATCGACAGTCAGCAGCTCACCCTGATCAAGCTCAGTTGTTGCTCCTTCCTTTCTCATCGGCCCTTTTCCGGTGGCCAGCCACATTGGCAGCACCTTCAGATAGTCCGCGGCAATCAGAAGATTCTGCCCCTCAATTGTCTTGGTTTTCCCTGAAATCCAGTCGTTTACAGACGGCGCGCGAATGCCGCAAGCGCGAGCCAGGGCGGCCTGCGTAACTTTTGGCGGGCCGGCCATCGCTAGTTTTAACCGTTCTTGAAGTGTCCTCATTAGGGGAGCCTAACACCAGGCATCTAAGGTATTCCTATTGACCTAAATAAAAGGTATGCCTAATATTCGTACCTATGCGAATAGCCGGAGAAATCAGGCATGAACCCAAATGAAATTATTGACGCTCTCGGTGGCACTTTCCGTGTCGCGGAGCTGTGTGAAGTGCGACCCCCATCAGTAAGTGACTGGAGGAAATACGGCATCCCAAGGGCTCGAATGATGTTTCTGCGCATCGCCAGGCCGGATGTCTTCAAGGAACTGGACGCCCAGGGCGCCAAGAAGACAGCCGCCTGACATCCCTGTCCTCCGTTCCATTGAAGCCATCTTGACCGCAACTGACCCAAGGAAAAACTAGGACATGAAAACGCCCGTACTAGAGACCCGCCGCCAAGTAATGGCAGCCGTGTCCAACGCTTTCCCTGGTGGGATGGATTGCGCAGCTGCTCGCCTTGGTATCAAGGACAAGCGCCTGGAGAACCAGATCTACGAAACCGCCGGGTGCAAGCCGCTGAGCGATATCGAGATCCACGTGCTGGAGAGCGAGACCAAGACCGAGCATCTGCCCGATTACATCTGCGCGATGTACGGCGGCGTGTTCGTGAAGATCCCGGAAGCGGGGGAGTTGGACAACGTCGATCTGTATCAGCGCTCGCTGGCTGCATCCGCACAGCGTGGTGCGCTTGACCAGATGGTGGCTTCGGCCCTGGAAGACGGCGAAATCGATTCGAACGAAGCAAAGAAGATCCGCGCCCTGCACGCCAAGTACATGTCGGCGAGCCTTGAGGCTATCGGGGCGGTAATTGAGTTGCACAAGGCGAGGTCGTGATGAAGGCCGAGCTAGCGCTGCAAGTTAATACCGCCCCCGGCCTTGCTGAGGCTGAGGCGCTATTTGCCACCCTTGAACAGGTTCTCGCCGACGCTCCTAACCTTCGCCTGCAAGCCCTCGATCACCTTTTCACCCTCCGCGACGGCAGTCTCAAACCCGGCCTTGTCGAGCTGGTGGCGGTGCCCGCAACCGGGGCAGATGGTCATTCGGTCATTGAGCTTAAGGTCTCCGACCGACTGAGGGAATTGGTGGGCGCACTCGCCGCAGGTGATGTTGAAGTTTTGGGTATCGATTAATGACATGTCCGGCCTCCAAGGCCTTCGTTTGTGGAAATTCGAAATTACCACGGATGCGCCGGACACCTATAACGCCTGAATCTCAGGCACAAAAAAACCGGGTTCACGGCCCGGTTCATTGCTACATCACTTGAGGCAACTCTAATGCAACAGATAACTCAAGGCAATACCTCCAACAATCCCGCGCCACGTTTTTCGCAATCTGAAAACGTGGCGCGGACAATGGCCCTCAGTCTCGGTGGCGTCAAAATCAAGCAAGACCTAGAGGGTCGCTATTGCCTGAATGACCTGCACAAGGCTGCCGGAAAAGAGAAGCGTCACGCGCCAGGTTATTGGCTTGCGATCCAGCAAACCGCAGAGCTTGTGGGCGAGCTGGAAACTACCGGAATTCCGGTAGTTACGATTGAGGGCCGAAATGGCGGCACCTTCGTTATGAAGGAGCTGGTTTATGCCTATGCAATGTGGGTCAGCGCGAAATTTCATTTGCAAGTGATCCGTACCTTCGACGCTGTTGTCGTCGGCCACATTCAACTGGTCGAAGGAAAGCAGGCCAGGGATCGGGCTCGCCTTGAGGCGCCAGCCCTTACTGACGCTATCAAGCACGGGCGCCTCGCCGCCGGCAAAGAAATCAAGCACTACCACTTCAGCAATGAGTTCGACCTGATCAACCGTATCGCCCTGGGCATGCCTTCCAAGGTGTACCGGGCGGCGCATTGCATCAGCCCTACAGATTCGATCCGTGACCACCTAACGCCTTGCGAGATTCGGTGCATTGAACACTTGCAGCGCGTCAACGCGTCTCTGATCGATGTAGGCATGGACTTCGAATCCCGCAAGCAGAAGCTCAGCCAGATCTACATCCAGCGCCATAGCCGGGCTCTTCTCTCAGAAATCAAGCGCCTGGAGTTCTGACCATGAAAGACGAACCAAAAATCCAGGCGACGATGATTGACGACGCCTACATGGAACAGTTCACCAATGACCAGCTCGCCTATATGGCTTGGGACAAAAGCGAGTTCTCTCTGAGCGTCTACCTGGATGAAGAGGAATCGAAGTGTGAAGACTGCACGAACGACGCACGTTTCGAGCTTATGACGGCCGTTCTTGCTTCTAAGGTGTTGATCCGCCGCCTGACCGGTGTCGACCCTCGCTCCATTCGTGAAAGGGCTTTTAACAAGCTCCTGAGAAGCGATTGCTTGCCTCAGTGGGAGACCCTGCAATGAGCATGGAGCTGATGGTCAAGGCCATGAAGACCAAGGTCGGAAACCCGCTGCGCAAGCTGGTGCTGATCAAGCTGGCTGACAACGCCAACGACGTGGGCGAGTGCTGGCCGTCGTATCAGCACATTGCCGACCAGTGTGAGATCGACCGCAGCACTGTCCGCCGTCATATCAAGCACTTGGAAGAGCAGCGCCTGCTTAAAATTGAGAATCGCGACGGCCCTAAAGGCAACTCGTCGAACCTCTATTTGTTGACCCTTGGGGGTGTAGGCACAAACAGCACCCCTGTAGGCCCAAAAAGCACAGGTGTAGGCACACCGCCTACACCCCCTGTAGGCCCAGAAAGCACCAGAACCAGTCACTCTTTTGAACCAGTCATAGAACCAGTAGAGCAGCCGGTCGCTAAAGCTCCCTCGCGCACGAAAGCGAAGGCTGTGAAATTCGACCCGCTGACCGCCAAGCCATCCAATGTCAGCAACTTGGCCTGGGCTGACTGGTGCCAGCATCGGAAGGAGATCCGCAAGACCCTGACCGCCACTACCTGCGCCAAGCAAGCCAAGACCTTGGCTGGTCACCACGACCCTGACGCCGTGATCAACCAGTCCATCAGCAATGGCTGGACTGGCCTGTTCCCGGAGAAGGTTGTTGCGGGCGGTCGGACTGTTGGCAATGGCCCTGACTTCTACGACCAGTCGTGGCGCACCGATACGAGTGATGACCTATGAAGAACGTCACTCAGATGATCCCCGGCGCGGCGCGGGCATTGGGCACCGCCGCCCCTTATCAGGCCCCGGCACAAACCGGCACCCAGCTCGGCGTAGTGGATGACGCAACAGGCGAAGTGGTTGAACGCCTGTTCCGCCAGTTGCAAGCCATCTTCCCTGCCCACAAGCAGGCGTGGCCGGACGACAAGGCCAAGGCCGCCGCAATGCGCAACTGGACGATGGGTTTCATGGCTGCCGGCATCCGCACGCTGGAGCAGATCCGCTATGGGATCGAGCAGTGCCGGAAAAGCGGCTCACCGTTCGCTCCAAGCGTCGGCCAGTTCATAGGCTGGTGCAAGCCTGGACCTGAGGCGTTCGGCCTGCCAGCGAGCGCTGACGCATGGGTGGAGGCATTGATGGGCGTCTACAGCCACGAAGGCGTGCGCATCGCTGCCATCGCCACCGGGCTGTTCGACCTGCGCTCAGCCAAGCAGGAAGACAAGGGCCTCCGCCAGCGCTTCGATCACAACTACGCGGTAGTGATACGCCGCGCCCAGGAAGGCCAGCCGCTGGACGGCAAGATCCTCACCGGCATCGGCCACGACAGCCAGAAGACGGCGCTGGAACTGGCCGACGAACTGGCAGAGCAACAGGCCCAGGCGCGAATCATCCAGCAAGGAATCCCGGTAGACGGCGCCTCGGCGCGTGAGCTGCTTATGGCGAAATTTGGCAAGAGGGCTGCGCAATGACCGAACAAAAACTCTACTGCTCATTCTGCGGAAAGCATCAGGACGAGGTAACCGCAATTATCCAGGGGCCAAGCGTCAACATCTGTGACATCTGCGTTCGTAATTGCGTTGAAACGCTCGAAAGCAACGGGTTCTGGCCTGTAGCAACTCCGGACCACCTGCGTCGGGGGCTTATAGCTATGGCCGCATACATCGGACCGAACTGCACTGCCGCCGTGAATGTGGCGATGGGTGATGCACAAGCCGACAAGGAGCCATCCCAATGACTGGATATGCCAAGCCAGACCTATACAGCGATGCCGACTGGGAAATGGTCCAGGGCTACATGCGCGGAAAGGATTGCCTGCCGCCCCAGCGACGAAATCCGGCGTACATGCATGGGTATCGGAATGGAATGTCGGACGCGTCTGGAATCCTCCACGAGCGCGCCGACGTGTTGCGACGCAGGGCAAACATGATCCCCGGCGTAACCACTCAGGCAGATCTGATCAAGAGGGCCGACCCAATGACCCCCATCCAGCAAGCCACCGTAGAAACCCTACAGGCCGAAGGCTTCCAGATCGTCCTCCAGGCCAAGGACATCGTTCGTATGACCAAGGGCGCAGACAAGCGACTTGTGCGGGCTGACGGCAGCGTTAAGCGGGCCAATCACGTTGAGCGGGGTGTGCGATGAGTAACGACAAGATGCGTGAAGAGTTTGAGGCCTCGGTGCTGAGCGAATACCCCAATCAAAACATGGGCAAATTCGCCACCGGCGAGTACCAAAGCACCACGATTGAGCATTGCTGGTGGGCATGGAAGAAATCCCGCGAGGTGCTGGTGATTGAGTTGCCCCAGATCGTTGGGTACGAGGCCGGTTACGACTCGATCCGCGAAAACGAATACGCCTCACAAAGCAGCGAGCTTTTCGATGCTGATGAGGTGTTTGCTCTGTGTCGCAGCATTGAGGTTCGTGAAGCCATCGAAGCCGCTGGCGTGAAGGTGAAGTCATGAGCGAATTCGTGGAAGTGAAAACGGCTGAGCTGACTGGCGCGGCGCTGGATTGGGCCGTGGCTGTGGCGGCTGAATACGGCCCTCCATTCCTGGTGGTGGCGCATACCGACAAGGGCGAGGCCTGCTATTCCGTTGGTCTGCCGACCATGAGCGTCCGCCGAGACCATACCAAATGGTCGCCATCCACCGACTGGAGCCAATGCGGCCCCCTGATCGAGGAGCATTTTGTCTTTGTAGGCCCACCAAACTATGACTGCAAGGATTATGTGGCATCAATTCCAGATCCTCATGACGACGAAGGCTGTCTTGTTGTTTTCGGCCAAACCCACCTCATCGCCGCCTGCCGCGCCATCGTCGCTTCTGTACTCGGCGAGACAGTGAGCGTGCCTAAGGAGCTGACATGAGTGATTATTCGAAGTTGAAGGAATTGGCTGAGGCTGCATCCGAAGGTGCATGGGTGCAGGACGCCTTTGAGGTGGTCAGCGATGGGATTGAAGATCGTCGTGTCGCTCGGTGCAGTTGGCTGACTGATGCTCAGTACATCGCTGCCGCCAATCCAGCGGTAGTGCTGGGGCTGATCGCTCATCTTGATCTGGCGGTTGAGGCCCGCGACCTCTACATGGCAGACAAGAAGCAACTGGCATTCGCCCTGAATGATGCGCGCGCCGAGGCTGCACGGCTCAAGGCTGAGTGCGAAGGGCTGCCCAAACACGCTCCAAGCTCCGAAATCATCTGGTGTGAATGCGGCGATGGCTATCCGGCGAACAGCTATGGCGCAGGGTTCATGGCTGCCAATGGCGGGGTGTGTGAGAACTGCGATGCGGCCGAGCCTGAGCTGGTGAAAATAACCTGCTCGCTGGAGTTTTTCGAGAATCTTCGCGATTCGGCCGCTGCTGAAGCTGAAGAGCACCGCCAGTGCATGGGCAGCTATCGCCCGCACCGCCAGGAATTGCTGGACGCCGTTGTCTGCCAGTGTGACGAGCTGATCGCAGGCGTGAGCAAGGGAGAGCAGGCATGACCCTGGATTCAATCGCTTTGTGGCTTGGCTACGGCTCAATGATTGTTGGCGCCGTGCTGCTGATCACGTCGATGCTCTTCGTTGGCGGTTGCGCGTTTGCTGCGGTCGCCAACAAGAGCCTTCGCGCGCTGATCCGCATCTACGACCTCAAGACCCTGCGCGTAACCATGCGCCAGCTTGAGGCTGAGGGGAAAGTGAGTATGAAGACGGGGGTGAAAAATGGCTGAGGTCGCTCTTATTCGTACCGCCCAAGGCCTCGTGCCAGCCACTGAAGCTGATCGCGAGCTGACCCAGAAGTGGAAGCTGGGCCAGGTCATCCACGGCAAATTCACCAAAATGCGCAACGCAAAATTTCATGGCAAGTTCTTCTCCATGCTGGATCTGGCTTGGGAGTATTGGGAGCCGGTTGGCGGCCTGATTCCTCGGCAAGAGCTCCGCGGGATTCAAGGGTTGGCCAAGTTCTTCGAAGCGCAAAGCGGTAAGCCTGGGCAGCTGTCGGATGCGGTGGCTGCGTACATCTCAGGCCTTGAGTCCTCTCGCGCAGATCGTTTTCCAGCGGTGGACAAAAGCCGTGAAGCATTTCGCGAGTGGGTGACGATTGAGGCGGGACACTTCCACCTGGTGCACACCCCTGAAGGCGTTCGCAAAGAAGCCAAGTCGATCAGCTGGTCGAGCATGGATGATCTGGCATTTGAGCCTTTGTATCGCGACGTTTTCAATGCCTGCTGGCGGCTGGTGTTGTCGGCGCACTTCGAAACGGAGCAGGACGCCTTGAGTGCTGCTGACCAAATGGGGAGCTTCGCATGAAGAACCTAATCAGGATCACCACTCGTTTCACCACCCTCATGGCAAAAGCCTATGAGCGTCCAGAGCTGTGCATTGAGTTTCAGGGAGGCTGGGTATGACTGATTCACCGAAAGGAAAACCCTGCCCAGATTGCGGCGAACCCATGGTCAGCATGCCAAGCCTGAACCTTCGCCAGTGCGCCACAGGCTGCAAGGAGAAGTTCGATTGGAAGCTGGACAAGGGGCAGAAGTCGCTGCTCGGCAATTCGCGGGATAAGGGGCTTCAGCAATGACTATCGAATCAACTCTGGCCGAGCGTGGAGACCGCTACGGCTCGTTCGAGCATCACGCATGCATTGCTCAGGACTTGCAGGACGTAATGCGCTCACAGGCTGGCTGGGCTCGCATGAAGCCAGACCAGAAGCAGGCGCTGACCGTAATCGCCGACAAAGTGGCGCGGATGCTCAACGGCGACCCGGCCTACCGCGACAACTGGCACGACATTGTGGGTTACGCGAAGCTGGTCGATGACCGCATGGCTCGTGATGAGCAAGCGGCCAACACGCCAGCAGAATGGCCCGATGAGTCACGCATCGACGCCATAGGCCAGAACGGCGGAACCGGCGAGCACTATCCAGCGGGGTTATCGGAATGATCGCCCGCAAGAAGAAGGCCTGCGCCAATCCGGAGTGCGCCGCCGATTTCATCCCGGCACAGCTCGGCCAGAAAGTCTGCGGCTGGGCATGCGGCCTTGCCATCAAGGATGTGAATCAGGAGAAGGCGAGGAAGTCGCTGGCCCTGGTTGAGCGCCGGGAGATCAAGGTTCGCAAGGAGAAGCTGAAGAGCAGGGCGGAATACGCCAAAGAGGCCCAGGCCGTCATCAACCGTTACGTCCGACTGCGTGACGCGCATCTCGGCTGCATTAGTTGCGACAAGCCTGCGTCATGGGGCGGGCAGTGGCATTGCTCTCACTTCCGCAGCGTCGGTGCAGCCCCGCACATCAGATACAACCTCTGGAATATGCATCGTTCTTGTTCCATCTGTAACAACCACCTCAGCGGAAACATAGCTGGCTATAGGCCAAAGCTGATCGAGAAAATCGGCCAGGCCAAGGTTGATTGGCTGGAGTGCAATCAGGACATCGTTCGGCACGACATCGCTTACCTGAAACGTATCAAGGCAGTTTTCACTAAGAAGTGCAGGAAATTCGAAAGGAGACTTGCGGCATGACTGACCAAATCAAGATGGCCCCATGCCCGTTCTGTGAGGGGCCTCCGTGCGTCTTCGTCCGCGATTACGACACTCAGAAGTCTGTCGATCTTGATCGCCCTCAGACTGAATTCTTCGACGAAAAGTACGAGGCGCACGTCTGGTGCCATGACTGTGGGGCGCAAGGGCCAGACATTGACTCATGCACCCTGTGTCTCTTCGAAGACAAGATCGACCTGACGGCTATGGAGGTCGCGCGCATCGCAGTTGAGCGTTGGAATGAGCGGAGCGCCAAAGCGCGGGGCTGCTATGACGCTGGCGAGGCGGAAGGGTTGAATGTGTTCCCGAGGGCTACCGCATGATGCAACTGAATTCAGCTCGCCTTGCATGGCACGATGCTCTGTACACCCCATGGGACAGCCAGGGCTCGCACATTGAGCAGATCGGCCTTCTCGGCTGCACCGTTCAGACTACGGCCAAGTCCGTCAATAGTCGGCACGCCATGCAGCAGTCGATATCTGCGCGGATCCAGCACGCCATAGGGACGCTTCCAGGTTATCTGCAGTCGTTCGGCAATCACATGTACAGCCCGATGGCGACTGTCGATGAGAAGGAGGAGGCCGAAGAGCGCGTTCTCTATGCGGCGTATGCCCTTGGTCCGAAGATGACGGCCCGCAAGTTCGAGAAAGCTCGCTATGTGGCGCAGGCGGTACTGCTCCGCTATCAGCGTCTCCATCAAGGCGGGCAGAGCCAGGGTCTGGATCCGCTGCCAACTGCTGAGCACATGCGCAAGTGGGTGCTGGAAAACTTCGGAGTGGCGCTCGTCGGCGATCAATGGGCCAGGGACTGGGGTGATTTCGTAGAGCGCTGTTTCGACGCTTGCAGCCAGTTCGACAAGGACGCTTTGGTGCCTGTCTCGAGGGCTATTTACGTCATGAAAGAAGCCGCTTGATTTTTTGTCGGCGCTGCGGCATCATTTCGCCATTGTAGAGTTTTGCCTTCGGCAACTTACTCACTGAAAAAATAAACCCGGCCACCGCGCCGGGTTTTTTATTGCCCAAAGAAACCCACCGAAAGGAATGCCGAATGATGAAGCGAATGTCCGCTTACCTGGGCTTTGCGCTTGCCGCATGCCTGTCCTGCTTCTCCCTGACGGCATTGGCTCAGCCGGTGTCGTATGCTTTCCGCTCTGCCGTGATGCTGGCCGAGTTGCCAAGCGTTGGTATCAAGCGTCTCGAGCTGACCCTCGCTATGTGGCGAACGGGTAGCCAGACCACCGACAAGAGCTTGGCATCCAATCTGCGCGCATCCAGCAATCACTTCGTGATGGCTTCGGCCAAGCCCGCGCCCGATGGCGTCGGCCTGACCCCCTGCTGAATACGCCTGGAAGCAACAGAAAAAGCCCGGACATACGCTCCGGGCTTTTTTGTACCTCCGAGGAAAGCCGCTACCCAAGTGGATGCTTTCCCGGATGTACCTAATTGGGGTCACTGCAACACGACCCAACAGTTTCGGCTCCGCCACACCCATTGCTCCGAGCTGGGAGTGCTGCCGGAGCTGATTCAAATCCCTCGGAACCTCTGCATGCAAGTTCAGCGAGGGCCTCATTAGCGACTGACCTGGTGAATTTCATGCCAAGAACTATCGACGAGACAATCGAGCAGCTTCAATTCATCCGCGAGAATCATGGCGGTCATCTGCTGGTGCTGGGGATTCAGGAAGTACCTGCAACTGCATATCGAAAGGCCGAAAACGGCGAGGTTGAGAAATACGGCATTCGCTATTTCCCAGAAGCCGTCGAAGGCGACAAGCAGTAAGCCTGCCGCCCGGATCGTCAGGCCCGCTTGACTGCCTTGCCAAGCCGTACAATTTCAAACTCAGATTCACTGCGGGGATCAACAGGGCCAGCGCCGACGGCTTGGTATTCCCTCCCGCCGTTGCGCCACTGCGTCTCCCTTGAGCCCAGGGCGTCAATACCTGTTTGCTGGGTAATCTCTACGATGTGAATACTTCTCCATCATCCGCGATTGCGTGGAAGCGTGCTGTTTCCTGGGTTCTGGTTTTAGTTGGCATGTTGCGTATCCGTTTACGGCTGTAGGGGCTTGAACGGTAGCAGTGATATGGCATTTAGCCAGCCAAGGCTTTTATTTTTCGGATCGACATCCATTGCCCGCTCGTAACGGGCTTTTTTATTTTCCTTTGGCCGCTCCAATCGGCCTTTTTTATTCCTCAGCTCCCTATGGGGAGGACATCGAGATGCCGCACATGCCAGACAAACCAGACACCTGGGCGATTGCGCTTGCGTGGTTGAGCCAGCATTTGCCAATCCTCTATGCGGCTGCGCTGTCCTGCGTCATGGCCGTCCTACGTATCACCTATGGCGGCGGCACTCGGCGCCAGATGCTGGTCGAGGGCGCGATCTGTGGCGGCCTGACGCTGACCATCATCAGCGGCCTGGACTTCTTCGGTCTGCCCCAGAGCATGGCCACCTTCGCAGGTGGCTGGGTTGGTTTTCTGGGTGTGGAGAAGATCCGGTCCATTGCTGACCGGGTGACTGACTTCAAGCTGCCCGGTCGCAAGGTCGATTAATCCGCGCCACGTTTTCGAATGCGCCAAATCGTGGCGCGAGGTGATACCGCATGAAGAAATCATGGGTGGTCACTGCGCCAGGCTACAAACCCTTCCCCATGATCCTGCTCAGTCAGGCGATGGACCATGTATCGGCACTGGCGTTTGCTCGGTCGATCTGGTCGGAATGCACTGTTGAATAAATCTCACCACGCGAGGCGGTAGGTCTCAAAGGATTCCTTATGGCGCTGACAGCAAAACAGCAGCGCTTTGTTGATGAATACCTGATAGACCTGAATGCCACGCAAGCCGCTACCCGAGCGGGTTACAGCAAGAAGACGGCAAACGAACAAGGATCACGCCTGTTAGCCAATGTTAGTGTTTCGGCGGCTATCAGGCAGGGCATGAATGCTCGCTCAGGGCGGGTAGAGATTACTCAGGACATGGTACTCAAAGAGCTTGCCAAGATCGGCTTCAGCGACATCCGCAAGGTGGTTCGCTGGGGTGAGACACAGGTTCGCATGATCGACGGCGAGGAAGGCGAGGCCGAGGACATGGTTCCTTATCACGGCCTGGCACTGATCGACTCGACCGAGATTGACGACAACACCGCTGGCGCCATTGCTGAGGTATCCCAAGGCAAGGACGGCCTTAAGGTCAAGTTGCACGACAAGAAGGGTGCCCTGGTCGATATCGGCCGTCACCTTGGGATGTTCACACCTTCTGGCCATGCCGACCTTGATGCACAACTGAAGCGCCTGGACATTGAGAAGCGCAAGGCAGAGCTGAAGATACTTCAGGGTGGTGGCGGCAATTCAAACTCCCAACTGCTGGCTGATCTGATCGCGAGGCTCCCATCATGAACACTGGGAACCTGATGCTGGATCGTCAGCTTGCACGCTGGTATCCGCTCAAGGATCATCCGGTACAGCTCGCCCTGATTGCGGCGGTGCCGAGTGGCATCCGATTCCCCCTGGTGCCTGCTGGTCGTCGTAGTGGCAAGACCGAACGATTCAAGCGCTTTCTGGTTAAGCAGGCCTTCGCCTACGCCGGGATGTACTTCGCTGCGGCACCGACACACGCCCAGGCGAAGAAGATCTACTGGGACGACCTCAAGGCCTTCACGCTGGCATGCATGCACAGCCGTCGGCCTTCAGAGTCGGACCTGATCATCTACCTGGACAATGGCAGCGAGATTCACGTCATTGGCCTGGACAAGCCGCAAAGGATCGAGGGTATCCCATGGACGGGTGGGGGCATCGACGAATTCGCGGACATCAAACCGGATGCGTGGGAGGCCAACATTCTCCCGGCACTGAACACCGTCAATCCAACCATGCCTGATTACCGGGCGTGGTGCTGGCTGCTCGGTGTGCCGGACGGCCTGAACCACTATTACGACCTCTGCATGCAGGCCGAATCAGGGACTGACCCGAACTTCAGGGTGTTTCACTGGAAGTCGGCAGAGATCCTGCCGCCCGATGTGATGGACGCCATGAAGCGCGCCATGTCGGATAAGCAGTTCAAACAGGAGTTTGAGGCCTCATTCGAGACGGCAACAGGCCGAATCTATGAGGACTACGGGCGAGCAAACACCACCACGGCATCCATAGAGCCGCATGAACAGCTCATGTGGATGCACGACCAGAACTTCACGCCGCTGTCCTCTGCGATCGGTGTACGCCGCAACAACGGCAAGGACCTGTACCTACTCGACGAGATCGTGCTCACCAGTGCGATATCCAGGCAGTCTGCGATTGAGTTCGTCGAGAAGTACAAGGACCACAAAAACAAGCACGTTCTGATCTATGGCGACCCGGCCGGTAAGGCGGGCGAGAAACACGGCCACGCATCTGACTACACCGACATCGAGGCCGTGCTCAAGGAGCATGGGTGGCGATTCACGCGCAACGTCAAAGCGGCTCACCCGGCCATCAAGGACCGACAGAATGCTGTCCGCGCCAAGATCAAGACGGCGGCGGGAGAAGTAAGCCTGTTCGTCAACGAGGTCACCGCGCCCTGGTGCCATAAGGGTCTGGCCACCGTCCAGCTACAGGAAGGATCCTCATTCCAAGAGGACCAGAAAAACCAATATCAGCACATCACTACCGCGATCGGCTATTGCGTCGACGTTGAATGGCCTGCAAAGGGTCGCTTCTCTTATGCAGGTGTTTCCTAATGGGCGTCATATCAACTCTGTCTGACAAGCTCGTCAACTTCGTGGCCAACCTTGGCACCGATCGCGACAAAGCGTCGGGAACGATGTACGCCCCGGCGAGCATGACTGATGAGCAACTGGTCAATGCGTACCGTGGAGCCTGGTTGCCGCGCAAGATTGTGGATGTGCCGGCGCTGGATGCGTGCCGAAAGTGGCGCAACTGGCAGGCCTCCCGGCCAGAGATCGAGCTGATCGAAGCGGAAGAGAAGCGCCTTGGCGTCAAATCCAAGGTGCTGGACGCGATGATCAAGGCCCGATTGTTCGGCGGGGCTGCTGTGTACATCGGTACGGGTGACCGCGACACATCATTACCGCTCAACCCCGATGTGGTTGCGCAGGGTGGCATCAAGTACCTCACGGTCATGACCCGCCGCAAGCTGAGCCCAACCGAAACAGAGCAAGACCCTGATTCACCCCGCTACGACAGGCCAAAGGCCTACACGCTCACTGGCGGGCAGATCCAGATTCACCCATCGCGGCTGGTTGAGTTCATTGGAGCTCGTCACCCTGACAGCGATTTGGTGAGTGGTCCCGACGCAGGCTGGGGCGATTCGGTGCTGCTCGCGGTTATGGAAGCCATCAAACACGCCGATGCAACGATGGCGAACATTGCCAGCCTGGTGTTTGAGGCGAAGGTGGATGTGATCCGCATCCCCGACCTCATGAAGAACATGGACGACCCAGTCTATCGCAAGATTCTGCTGGAACGCCTGAGCCTTGCCGCTACCGCCAAAGGGATCAACGGTGCGCTGATGCTCGACAAGGAGGAAGAGTACGAGACCAAGTCTGCGAGCTTCGGCACGCTGCCTGACATCCTCGATCGCTTCCTTCAGGTCGTTTCCGGCGCTGCTGACATTCCTGCTACCCGGCTTTTGGGTCAGACCCCTGGCGGCTTGAATGCCTCCGGTGAGTCAGACCTTCGCAACTACTACGACCGGGTCCAGGCCATCCAGGAGCTGGAAATCAGCCCGGCCATGAACCTGCTTGATGAGTGCCTTATTCGTTCCTCACTCGGCAGCCGGCCGAAAGAGATCCACTACGCCTGGGCCCCGCTCTGGCAGGTCACCTCAAAAGAGCGCGCCGACATCGGCAAGGTCACGGCAGACACCATCAAGGTGCTGGCTGATACCAAGCTGTGGGATGGCGATGCGCTCGGTAAGGCGGCCACCAACCTGCTGGTAGAGCAAAGCGTAATGCCTGGCATTGAGGATGCGGTGACCGAGTTCGGCGCGAACCTGCCGCACGAGGAAGATCCAGAGCCGACGACTGAAGACCCGGCCACCACCTGAGGCAAAAATGAAAATCACTGACTCCGTAATTCTCAGCGATGCCTCGCTGAGCGAATCCGGCTACCTGGAGGCTTTTGCCCGCACTGCGCGCACCGGCATTCAGCAGTACCTGGGCGCAGAGGTTGGCCGTCCTGATCTTGGAGTGGTGAACGTCTACCGCGACGAGGCCGAGGTCTTCTCCAGGCGATCGCTGCAGACCTTTTCGAAGATCCCGGTCACCAATGACCACCCCGGACAGCCTGTCACTGCTGACAACTGGAAGGCGGTTGCGGTGGGCACTACGGGTGACGATGTCCTGCGCGACGGCGAGTACCTGAAGATCGGCCTGAAGATCACCGACGCATCGGCGGTCAAGGCTGTGAACGACGGCAAGCGCGAACTGAGCGTTGGATACAGCTGCGTTCTGGTGTGGGAAGACGGCATCGCGCCAGACGGAACCCCGTACCAGGCCAAACAAACCGAGATCACGGCTGATCACGTTGCCATCGTGCAGCGTGGCCGGGCCGGAACGAAAGCGCGCATCGGCGACGCTTGGGGCGTAGCCCCGATCACTGACCACAACCCCCAAAAGGAAAAACACATGACCCTGAAGACGGTTACCGTCGACGGCATCCCGGTTGAAGTAACCGACCAGGGCGCCATTGTTATTGCGACCTTGCAGCAGCGTCTTTCGGATGCAGGCAAGAAATTCACCGACACCGAGGCTGCGCACAACACCGTGCTGGCCACCAAGGATGCCGATCTGGCGAAGAAAGATGCCGAGATCGACGGCCTGAAAGCCAAAGTTCTGACCGACGCTCAGATTGATGCCCGTGTCAAAGACCGTGCCGACCTGATCAGCGTGGCGAAGTCTATCTCCGATGCCGACTACACCGGCAAGAGCGCTGACGAAATCCGCAAGGCTGCCGTTGTCGCCAAGCTGGGCGATTCCGCAGTAGCTGGCAAGCCAGAGGCCTACATCACAGCGCGCTTCGACATCCTGGCTGAAGACGCTGCGAAAGACCCGGTCCGTCAGCAGCTGATCAAGCAGGACGGCAAGCTGAACACGAACGACAACGGCCAAACTGCTTACGAGCAGCGCCAGACCGATGCCTGGAAAACTCCAGCTCAAAAGGGGGCCTAAGACATGGCAATTCAAACCACCTATTCGGCAACAATCTCTGCGCGTCGCCTGGGCCACATCCCTGACATGACTCAGGCCGATCTGATCTCGCGCAACGTGGAAACGGTTGCCGGTATCGGCTTCGGCCTGCCAGTTGCTCAAGGTGTAGACGACAACGGCTGCATCCTGTTCGCAGGTACGGGCTTTCTGGGTGTCACCGTGCGTGACCGCTCTGTTGCCGTAGGCGACCTGTTCAGCCGTTACGAATCGGCCCGCATTCTCAAGAAAGGCCCGATCACCGTGACCGCATCCGTTGCTGTTGCAGCTGGCGATCCGGTTTATCTGACCGCTGCCGGTGCGTTCACGAACGTGGCGACCTCGAACACCGCCATTCCCAACTCCCGCTGGGATTCGTCCACCACCGCTGCCGGTCTGGCAGACATCTTCATCAAGTAAGGAGCGTCAAGCATGTCGCAAATTAAACTGCTCGATGCTCAGGCCGCTCTCGGCTTCGTAGCGAGCCAAACGACCTACATCGAGCGTCAGGTCAATCAGATCGTGTACGGCGATATCCAATACGCCGAACTGATCCCCGTGGACAACTCCGCTCCTGAGTGGATCAAGTCCGTCACCTACTACTCTGGCGACAAGTTCGGTAAGGCCGATTGGATCAACGGCAACTCCGACGACATCCCCCGCGCCGGTTCCGAGCGCAGCAAGCTAGAAACGTCGGTGTTCACGGCTGGTATCGGCTACGGCTACGGTCTGGAAGAGATCAGCCAGGCACAGATGCTGGGCATTCAGTTGCAGGCTGATGACGCTGCCGCCGCTCGCCGTGCATACGAAGAGATGGTCGACAACGTTGCGCTGCGTGGCGACGCTCGGAAGGGCTTCCAGGGCCTGATCAGCAACAGCGCAGTGACCGCGATCACCGTGCCGACGGGTAACTGGGCAACCGCTACCCCGCAGCAGATGATCGCTGACATCAACGCAACGCTGATGCCTTCCTACGCTGGCACGCAGTACACCTCGATCGCAGACACCCTGTTGCTGCCATTCGAGAAACTGCAGCAGCTGGCTCAGACCGTTATGCCGAACACCACCATGACTGTTCTACAGTTCGTGATGCAATCGAACATCTACACCCAGACCACTGGGCGTCCTCTGATGATTCGCGGCATCTACGGCCTGCTGACTGCTGGTGCTGCTGGCTCTGCTCGCATGGTCGGCTACCGCCGCGACCCATCGGTGCTGAAGCTGCACATCCCTATGCCGCATCGCTTCCTGCCTGTGTATCAGGCCGGCCCGTTGCGCTGGGAAGTGCCGGGCATCTTCCGCCTGGGTGGCCTGGATATCCGCCTGCCACAATCCGTCAAATACGGGGATGGGATCTGATCATGGCCAAAGTCACCAACACCGGAACCAACCCCGTAGTCCTCTCCGACGGCACTCTGTTGCCGCTGGGTGAGGAAGTCGAAGTCAAGGATTGGGCGAAGCTGAAAGAGCATCACCTGACTGCTGCAATGCTGGAAGCGGACCTGCTCAAGGTCGGCACCGTCAAAGCTGACAGCGACAAGAAGTAAAACCCCGGAGCGGTTCGCCGCTCCACCTATTCGAGACATCCCGATGCCTGACTTTTACGGAACGCTGGCCCAGGCCGACGCGTATAACGCTGCCCGTGGCAATGCCTCCTGGAGCGCCGGCACTGAAGAGGCCAAGCAGGCCGCACTGATCCGGGCATCGGTCTACGTGGATGGCATGATCGGCCAGCCTGCAAACGGTGTGGGCTGCGTTTACGTTTTCCCAGGGCAGAAGGCGGGCGGCTATAGCCAACCCCTGCAATGGCCGCGCAAGGGGGCGATTGACCGCTTCGGCGAGACCATCCCGGAGGATGTGGTGCCCGTGGGCATTGAGTACGCAACCTACGAGGGCGCGCTGCGTGAGCTGACTCAGCCGGGCAGCCTAAACCCTGACTTTGTCCCGTCACAAGTGGTTCAGCGCGAGAAGGTAGGGCCGCTTGAAACCGAATACGCGGTATCTAAGAACGGAACCCCATCGGTCAGGCCTGTTATCGGCGCCATTGATTCGCTGCTGTACCCGTTTCTCGCCTTGCGCTGCCCAGAGCCCGCGGTGTTCACGGTATGAACGTCGCAGAGGTGCTTCAGCAGGTCGAGGCGGTTGAGCCCGGCATGCAGAAGGCCTATCTCGACTCGGTGAGAGCGACGGTTGATGCGGCTACCGTTGCTGAGGTAGAGCGCCTTCTGGCTGCCGATGATGAAAACGGCCTGGTCGAACTGCTCAGCCTGGGCGCGCTGTCCCTACTAATTGAGTCGGTGCGGTCGGCCTTCATGACCGGTGCGCGCTTCGAGATGGCCGCCATTGTGCTACCGCGCGCTGATCGCGAGTTGAACGGGCGCAAAGAATTCGACGTAAACCGGGCCGAGGCCAGTTCATGGCTTGCTCAGCAAGTGACGGACACCCGCAACACCACAACGGATAATGTACGCGAGGCGATCCGCTCCGTGATGGGTTCGCGCCGAGTTATTGGTGGAATCCAGCCGGCCGGCCCGGTTGTTCGAACTGATCGCCAGGCCGCGCTTGATCTGATCGGGCGAGTAAGTCCGCAGACAGGGCTGCGCACAGGCGGCGTCATTGGCCTGCCGGGCAACTTCGCTCAGTACGTTGCCAATGCCCGCGCACAATTGCTCAGCGGCGATCCTGCGCAGCTCAAGCAGTACCTGACCAGGGCGCGGCGTGATCGTCGCTTTGACGGCATAGTCAGTCGGGCCATTACTGCCGGAAAGTCCGTAGCCACGAAGGACGTGGACAAGATCGCCGGTCGCTACTCGGAGCGCCTGCTCAAAACGCACACCGAAATGCTGGCCCGCACCCTGGCGCATGAATCTCTGAACGCTGGGCGTGATCGGGCGTGGGAGCAACTTGTAGAGCAGGGGATTGATCGCGAGCGCGTCGAGAAGGAATGGCGAGACCGGAACGACGAAAAGGTGCGCAACAGCCATCGCTATATGAGAGGCCGACGCGTCCGTCTTGGTCAGCCCTTCCAGACCAACAGCGGCGCCTTGCTGCGGTTCCCTGGCGATTCCAGCCTGGGCGCCGGTTGGGACGAAACGGCAAACTGCCGCTGCATAGCAATATATTTTCTAAGGGCCTGACCCATGCCAGACATTTATGACCGCAGCAAGGCGATGGCGGCGCGAATGCTTTCGCCTCGAAGCAAGGGCGGCAAGGGCGCCGAGTTAACGCTGACGAAGACGGAGAAAGGCCCGCGAGACCCTGATACAGGCGGATCATCCACTGTGGTGACCAGCTTCCTTGGTTCTGGCCTGCGCGAGACCTACGAACAAAAAGACATCGACGGCTCGCTAATCAAAATTGGTGACGTGAAGCTCCTTGTCTCCCCTGTCCAGCTTGCCGGGCCGGACATGCCTCAGCCCGCCACCCAGGACAAGGTCTTGTTCGACGGCAAGCTCTACACCGTCATTCAGGTCAATCCGTGGAATTACGCCGGCCTCGCGGTCGGCTTTGAAGTGCAGGCGAGGGCGTAATGGCGAGTCAACCACACCACATGACAGAAAGGTATGGTGGCCTGAATGGTTCGTTCTCGGAAACGCTGCGCCAGTATCGGGACCAGGCGCTCGCTGATGTGGACGAAGTATTTCGCAAGGTCGTGATCGAGATCGGTTCGTCAGTTATCCGCTTGTCACCGGTGGACACCGGCCGTTTTCGGGGCAACTGGCAAATGACTATCGACGCTCCAGCATCAGCCAGCCTCGACAATTACGACAAGGAAGGCCATGACACCATTGCCAGGCTTGTATCGGATGCGCAGCCCCTCACATTTGGGCAGACGGCGTATATCGTCAACAACCTGATTTATGCCATCGCTCTGGAATATGGCCACAGCAGACAGGCCCTGACGGGCATGGTACGAATCACAAAGGAACGGTTTCAGGACATTGTCGATCAGGCTGTCCGGGAGGTCGCAGAATGAGCCATGCCCGCGCACGACGCGCCATAGAGGTGAAGCTGGACGCCTGGGCAGACGCCAAGGGGATCATGATCGCGCACGGCGCCGAGCCATTCAGCCCACCAGAAGGCCAAGTCTATCTGCACGCTTTCCTGCTGCCGGCCAGCACCACCTGCCGCTTCCTGAATGCAAGCGAGCTGGAGTACCGAGGCATCTATCAGGTGAGCATCGTGACCCCGGCCGACCAGCTTATTTCTGTACCCGAGCAAATCCTCGACGAGCTCTCGGCGTTGTTTCCGTTGGATTCCTCGCTGGAAAGAGCGGGCTTTTTGGGGCTGGTATCCAATCCAGTCGAACAGGGGCCTACCATCACGGAGCCCGACCGGTACACGGTTCCCGCGTCATTCACTTACCGCGGGAGCGCCCCGCCATAGGGCAGAGCAATGCAAAAACGTATCCCTCTACCCAACGGGACAACGATCTGGGTCAGCCCGTCCGTCACACAAGGCACATTCACCCCGCCAGTTCCGACTGACCCGAGCTGGATTGAGGTGCAAAGGGTAACGGCACTGACCCATTCGGGCGGTGATGAGAAGTTCTCGATTCACTCTCCACTCGGCAGCTATGAAGATGTGCGCACCCCGGCTGGCCGCAACCTGATGGATATCCAGCTGAGCTTTGAGGATGCGCCTGGCTCAGCATTCGTGACAGCGATTGAGCTGGGCAGGGATTCCAGGGCGGCGCTGGCATGGAAGTTCAAGCTACCCGGCGGCCAGGTCAGCATCGTGTTTTCGGGCTACGCCAGCGGCTCCATGATCCCGGTCCTTGACCGAAACCAGCTGATGGTAATCGCAATCACCATAGCCGTGATCGGCACGCCAAAACGCATTACAGGCTGAAAAGCCAAGCGCTACGGCAAGCGTCCCGCGGACTGGCTGAAACAAGATGAAACCCGGCAGTACTTCGCTGCGCTGGGCGAAGCTCTTAATTGTGACCCTGAGTCACTTTTAGAAACCAAGCGCGGCCTAGACGCCGCGTGACGATCACGAGCGCCTAAAGGGGGGCACTCAAAGTGAGGCCCCCTTGGCAAGCTCCGTATAACCGAATGACTGTCCCGGCCTGGTGCAGCCATCAAGAACACCAAACCCCAACAACCCGCCATGAGCGGGCTTTCTCGTTACTAAGAGGTAATACCCCATGGCTACTCGCATTGCGCTTCCGAACGGCGCGACTATGCAACTCGCAGCAAGCTTTTCTGCTGCCAAACTGATCACCGCCATCAGCAACGCCAGCCCTGCCGTGGCAAGCGCTACAGCGAACGGCTTGCTCGAGGGCGACATCGTCCTGTTGGAGTCGAACTGGGGCAAGCTGAATGGTCGAGCCGTTCGCGTTTCCGATCCGGCCACCGACACGTTCTCGCTGGAAAACATCAGTACCGAGAACCTCGATTTCTACACTGCCGGCGGCGGCGCGGGCAACTTCCAGTCGGCTGCAAGCTGGGTTGAAATTACCAAGATCACGGGCGTATCCCTGACCGGTGGCGAACAGCAGTTCCTGACTGTTGGCTACCTGGCAGACGATGACGACCGTCAGTTCCCGACCAACCGCAACCCGATGAGCATGGCGTTGACCGTTGAGGATCAGCCGACAGCCGCCTATGTGCCGGTTGCTGAGGGCTACACCGACAACAAGACCCAGACCATCCTGCGTCTGAACCTGCCTAACGGCGACAAGATTCTGTACCCAGGCTTCTGCACCATCACTGATACGCCGACTCTGGAGCGTAATGCCCTGATGACCCGCACAGTGAACTTCGCCCTGTCCGGTCGCCCTGTCCGCTACGTAAAAGCCGCGTAACTCGCGGCTTCACCCTTTCCCCAGATAGACCAACCCCACCTTATTCGCACCAGGAGCCTCACCCATGGCCAAGATTTCCATTCAGCAGAACCCAACCTTTAAAGTCGACGTGGAGATCCCGCGCATCGGTGACAAACCGGTCAAGGTTCCGTTCGTGTTCGCATACCTCAACCGCGATGAACTGGCGGAGTTCGCCGATGCCAGTCTTCAGAATGGCAAGGAGCTGCGCGGCCTGATCGAAAAGGAAGGCACGATCCGCGAACTGTCGGGCGTGTCCGAAGACTTCCAAGTGGGCCAGCTACAGCAGATCGTTAAGGGCTGGGGCTTCGACGACGAACTGAACGAAGAAAACATTCGCGCCCTGGTTCGCAGCTATGCCGCCGTTCCCGATGCCATCGTCATGGCCTACCAAGAGTCGTACAACCAGGCTCGCAAGGGAAACTAATCGAGGTCGTCCGGGCGGTCTACACCCCATCCGCCACGGCCGAGCAGGCCGCGCTGTTTGGAATGAGCCTGGACGACCTGGAGGAAGAGGTGGAGCTGTGGGCCGTCAACGCCGAAGCCTTCAGCGTGTTCAACTCCATGAGCACGCAGTGGCGAGCGGGGATGAGCGGTGCGACCGGCCTGGACTACACTTCCCTGCCGATAGTGATGGACCTAGAGGGTGTCGACGCTGACGACCGCAAGCAGGTTTTCCGCGACGTGCGGACCATGGAGCAGGAAGCGCTGAAGACGATGGCGGATAATCAGGAATAGGGATATTTGGGCGACCGCCATGGATGGTGGTAGATTGCGAAGCTCTTAAAAGGGAGTGATGCGGATGAAAAGTGCATGGTGCTTCATGGCCCTGGCAGTGCTGTCAGGCTGTGGAAACAGCGATATCAACAAGGCCCGCGACGAACTGAGAAAAACGCTAAATGACGGCGACTCCGCAAAATTTCAAAATGAACGCGTGCTTTACATGCCGCCATCTAGAGAAAAAGTCGTTTGCGGAGAGTTCAATGCAAAAAACCTGATGGGCGCTTATACCGGCTTTCATCCCTATGTTGTCCAAAGTATTGACCTAAGCCCGTCCGCCAAATATCAGGATGAGAGCTATGTAAATGTTACATGCAGTCTCGCAAAACCCTGACCCAGATTAATTAAAAGACCCGCTTCGGCGGGTTTTTTTATGCCCGGAGAAAAGCATGACAACCATTGCCGAGCTTGGTTTAGCAGTAAATTCTGAGTCGGCAGTTCAGGCGGCTGATAACCTCGACGGGATGGTTGAGGCTGGCGCGCGCGCCGAGCAGGCCATCAACAAGGTTGCCGAAACGTCTGAGCAGGCGAAATCCAGACTGCTTGCTTTGGGCAAGGCCGCGCTGGAGTCAAGCACCTATCAAGAGACGCTGAATCGAGCCTACGAGGCCACGGCTGGCGCCTCTGCTGCTGCTGCACGCGAACAACTTAATCAGTCGGCAGCGTTGCGCCAGAGCGCCAAAGCCGCCTCTGAAAGCAGTGCCGCGCAGGAGAAGGTTGTCGCATCAGAGAAAAAGGCCACAGCAGCAATAGCGGAACAGCGGACCCAGCTTGAAAAGCTGCTGGGACAGATCGACCCAACCACCGCCGCCCTTGCTCGACTGGGTGATCAGCAACGCCAACTGGAAAAGTTTAAGGCTGCGGGTATCCTCGATCCTGCAACTTTTTCCGACTACAGGACCAAGCTTCAGCAAACCGAGTCATCCCTGACGGGTTTTGGTGCGGCGCTTACCCGCACCGGCGTGTCCGCCGGACAGACGCAGGCAGCATTACGCCAACTGCCTGAGCAGTTCACGGATATCTTCACCAGCCTGGCTGGCGGTCAGAGTCCGTTGCTGGTTCTCATCCAGCAGGGTGGGCAAATCAAGGACTCGTTCGGCGGTATCGGGAACACTATCGATGTGCTTGGCGGCAAGGTAAAAGGCTTCTTTTCCTCGATCATTGGTAGCAGTAATGGCATTGCGGGCGCCGGCGCCGCCCTTGGCGAGCTTGCGTCCCAGCAAAATGCAGTAGCCGAAGGGTCGGAAGCGGCGGCGGACGGTCTTGAAGGAATGGTCGAGGGCGCGAACACAGCGGCTGACGCATCAAAAAATGCGAAAGAGGCTGCTAGCGCACTAGGGTTGACTGGCGGACCAGTATCAGCAGGACTGGGGCTGATTATTGGCGCCGCCGCGGCAGCAGCAGCAGCAATCGGACTGCTCATCTATGGCTACAACAAGGGCAGCCAGGAGGCCGACGAGTACAAGAAGGCGTTGATCCTCACTGGCAATGCCGCTGGCACATCCGCCGACCAACTGTCCGATCTGGCGCAGCAGGTGAGCGCCACCAATGGCACGACTGGGCAGGCTGCTGAAATTCTCGCTGGGCTGGCTAGCAGCGGGAAGATTGCCAGCGAAAGCTTTGAGCAGATCGCAAATGCCGCCATAGCGATGGAAGATGCCACCGGCAAGTCGGTAGATGCAACCATTGCCGAGTTTGTAAAAATTGCCAAGGACCCGGTCGCGGCGGCAAAAGAACTGAACGACCAGTACCACTTCCTGACTGCATCGGTCTACTCACAGATCGCCGCACTGAAGGAGCAGGGCGATACGGTCGGTGCTGCCGATCTATTGACCAAGACCTATGCCGATACCGTTCAGAGCCGATCCAAGCAAGTTACCGAGAATCTCGGCCTGTGGGAAAAAGCATGGAACGGCGTCAAGAATGCGGCCGCTGACGCAGTAGATGGCCTCAAGAATGTAGGTCGTGAACAGAGCTACGCAGATAAGATCGAAGAACTAAGGAAAAAGCTTACCGGCTCTGCTGCCTACGACGTTGGTGGTTTGCGCATGAACGCAGGCGCTGTCAGCCCGAAGGAGCGGGCTGATATCCAAGGGCAAATCAACTTCCTTGAGTTGCAGCGCGACGCGGATCTAGCGCGCACCAAGTATCTTGCTGAACAAGACAAGTCTCAGAAATACGCAATAGCCGGCATTGATCTGCTCAACCGCGAAAGCGAGGCGGCAGCCACAAGCGTCGACAAGCTGAATAAGCGAATCGCTGAGCTTGATAAAGCCCGCACCAAGAACATCGATAATAACTCTTGGTCTGCAGGCGATCAGGCTAAGTACGAGAAGGCTTTGGCAGCGCTGAAAAAGCAGATCGCCGACGACCAGAAAAAGACCAATAAAACGGCCGCATCTGCCGTAGACCTCACCTCCTTCAACGACGCCGACAACAAGCTCAAGGCGCTGAATGCCAGCTACCAGAACTCCCTTCGGATTCTGGATGCCTCGCAGAAAGCCGGCCTGATCAGTTCTCAGCAGTATGCTGAGCAGAAGTCGGCATTGATCGGCAAGGAGAAGACTGAGATCGAGGCCGCTTATAACGGCCAGATCACGGCGCTTGAAGCTGTGCGCGACAAGTCCAGCACCACCAGCGCCCAGCGCATTCAGATTGACCAGAAGATAGGCGACTCCAGGTCGAAGATGGTCGATGCCCTGAAGAAGCTGGATGCTGATCAGGAGGTGCTATCCATTGAGATGCGGGGCCGAATTGAAAAGGACGAGGCGGCCATCAAGGCGTTCGCTCAGACCGTGCAGGATAGTCTCAATCTTGCCCAGCAAGGTCTGGACAACCAACTTGCCGGGTTTGGGCTGAGCGACAGAGACCGCGCGCGACTCCAAGAAGACTTGAAAATCCGCCAGGATTATCAAAAGCAAATGGAGCGGCTGACTCGAGATTACGGAAATATCGTTAATCCAACGAGCGGCGATAAGGATAAGTACAGTCGGGAGACGCAGATTCTTGAGGACGCCCTAAATGAGCGGCTGTCCAAGCAAGAGAAGTTCTACAGGGACGAAGAGCAGCTTCGGGGCGACTGGTCGAATGGCGTGTCTCGCGCCTGGAGGAACTACGTAGACGAGGCCAGCGATGCCGCTGGAATGACTGAGTCTGCGTTCTCTGATGCCTTCACCGGTATCGAAGACGTATTTGTCGACTTCATCACCACCGGCAAGGCCTCTTTCAAGGACTTCGCCAATTCTGTGATTGCCGATCTGGCTCGTATCGTCGTGAAGCAGCAGGTGATCGCACCGCTGCTGAACGCGGTTTTCGGAGGTGGCGGCGGTGGCAATGGTGCGACCAGCTTCGGAAGCGCTGTCGGGACGCTCATTGGAGGTGGAAACGCCTCCGACTCCAACGGCTGGGGTGGCATGGTTAGCCTCGGCAAAAACCTTTATTCGGCGTGGAGCAATCTGACCGGTGTGGGTTCGTCGATTGCCTCGGGCTATGCGTCTGGCGGTGTCGGCGGTGCTATTTCGGGTGGCGTTGGCTATTACGGAAATTTGCTCAGTAGCTTGGGTACCACTCTTTCGGGCGGCTTCAGCAGTATCGTGGGCGCTATCACGGGATCCACCGCTACCCAAGTGGCGGCTAACGCTGCAACTTCGGCCGCCCTGCAAGGCGCTGTGGCACAGGGTGCAGCGCAAGTCGGCACAAGCATAGGTATTGGTGGTGCTGCGCAATTAGGCGCTGGGGCAGCGGCAGGCGCCGGCACAGCGGCAGCTGCAGGAGCGGGCGCTGGCTTCTACGCGTCCCTTGCTGCCATGGCGTCTAACCCTGTTGGCTGGGTGATTGCTGCAGTCACCTCTGCATATCAGAGCGGGAAGCTGTACGACCAAGGTGTGCGCTGGAATACCAAGGATGTGATGAATACCGACCTGGTGAAGTATTCAGGCGGGATTGGGCAAAGCATGCTGGCGCCTTTAGCGCTCACCAACAACGTTCTGGAGAAAATCGTTGGCGGCAAGATGGCAGCAATTTTCTCTGGCTCTACCTTTGCCTCGGCGATTATCACCAAGGTCAGCGAAAAGATCTTCGGCGGCAGTTGGACCACTAAGGACGGCGGTCTATCTCTTGGGATTGAGGGCGGCGACTTCTTGGGTCAGCAGTACATCGACCAAAAGAAAAAAGGTGGCCTGTTCGGGAAGGACAAAAAACGCACAAGGTACTCAGCGCTTGATCCTCAAATGCAAGAGGCGTTGCAGGCTAACTACTATGACACGCAATACTCCGTTCTCGACCTGTTCACGCGCCTCAATGTTTCTCTTAACGATGGTGTGATGGATGGCCTGAACGTAGCGGCCACCAAGATCAGCACCAAGGGCAAAACCGGCGATGAGATTCAGGAGGCCATTACCAAGTGGTTTGGTGGTGTTGCAGACTCAATGGTATCCGCCGTCGACGCGGCGACCAACTCGGGGTTGCAGGATTACAACTTCGAAGCGCTGACCACCTTCGTCAATAACCTCTACTCCGTGAACGCGGCAGTTGAGAAGTTTGGGGTGAAGGCTGTTGGCTTCAACGTCGCCGGCGGTAAAGCGGTAGAGACGCTGGTTGCTGTGTCGGGCGGCATGGAGGCACTGACCACCGGCATGAACGACTATTACGCGGCGTTCACCACCGAAATGGACCGGAGCGCCGACAGCCTGGCTGCCGCGCGCGCCGAGTTCACCAAGTTCGGGTTCACTCTGCCGGGTACTCGTGATGGGCTGAAGGATGTGGTCAAGGGCTTGGACCTGACCACCGAGATCGGCCAGAACATGTTCTCGGCGATTGTCAGGAACGCTAAGGCTGCGGCTGACGCCTACACGATCCTGGAGCAGCGCGAATCCGCTTACCGGTCGGCGTTTTTCACCGAGGCGGAAAACACTGCCCTGGCCATCAAGAACACCACGACCGAGCTGAAGGCGCTGGGTGTCACCCTTCCGGCCAGTCGATCCGAGTACCGGAAGATGGTCGAAGAGGCCGCCAAGTCGACGACCGACACCGGCAAGGCGATGTACGACACGCTGATGAACGCCGCTGCAGCTGCAAGCACGGTGTTCGACGAGCTGGAGCGGCGCCTGAACCAAGGCGTCACAGACAGCTTCTCAGGCGTACAACGCTCCATCTCCGCTCAGCAAAAGGCCGCAACGGCCGCCTATAACGCGACCAACACTTCGCTCAGCGACATGTCCGCAACGGCGGTCAAGAGCGTTACCGATCTGTCCTCGGTCAGTAACTCGCTTGAGTCTGCGCTCAAATCCTTGCGCGGCACGTCTGACGATGCCGTGAAGACTTTGCGTGCCCAGGCTCAGGCGACGTTGCAATCGGCACTGGCGACGGCGCGGGCTGGCGGTTCGTTGGCCAGCTTCACCGGTCTTGAGGATGCGCTGGACACGGTCAGCAACAACAACACCGACCTGTACGGATCCATGGAGGACTTCGCGCGCGACCAGGGTCGCACCGCCAACGTTGTGGCTGAGCTGAATGCAATCAACGGCAAACAACTCACTGCCGCCGAGAAGCTGCAGAAGAGCATCGAGGATCAGATCGACGTGGCCAAGAAGGCCTACGACGCGCAGATGGCTCAGTACGACCAGCAGCTTGAGTTCGCTCAAGCCCAGATGGACGCTTTCAACGGTATCGACACCTCGGTCAAGAGCGTAGAGGCGGCCATCAAGGCGCTGAACGGATCGCTGATCGCCTCTCTGGCTGCCAAGCCTGCAACGGGTGCCGGTAGCGCGATGGCGAACACAGCGGCAAACAACGCCACGGTGGTCGACACGCTCTATCAGCAGCTCTTCGGTCGCACCGCTGACGCTGGCGAGAACAAGTACTGGGCGGATCGTCTCGGCTCCGGGAATCTTCCTTATGCCGAGATCGTGGCCAACATGACGCAGTACGCGAGTGCGGCGGACAAGGCGGCTATGGCGGCGAAGGGACACGCCACGGGCGGACTCATCACAGGCCCTGGCACCGGCACAAGCGACAGCATCCTGGCGCGACTCTCCAACGGTGAGTACGTCATGACGGCTGAAGCGGTGCGAATGTTCGGTACCGGCATGCTCGATCAGATGAACGCCGGGCTGTTACCGGCATTCGCAATGGGAGGAGGTATCGGTGAAGCGGGCCCGCAACTGGAGGTAACAGGCCCGAGCCGGATCTATGCACCGCAGCCGCGCGCCCAAGCATCGAGCGGGCAGGGGTCAATCAACGCAGAAACCCTGGGAGAGCTGAAAGCAATCCTGCAAGAAATGCGCACCCTGTCTAGCCATGCGAAGAAAACCAGCGATAACACCGACCAGCTTGCAACGGTCGGCACCCAGGTGATCGGCACCGTTCAAGTGAAGGAAATGGCATGAGCCAGATGATCGTCGTACCGGGTTTGGAGGTGACTCCGGCCCGGCTGATTTCCAGCACCCTGCCTGCTGCTGATTACGATGCATGGAGTTCGACCAAGTCCTACGCTATCGGCGACCGGGTCACGGTTGACCGGATCAACTATGAAGCCCTGGTCGTGCACACCAATCGCAATCCGGTCAGCGATACCGTGACACCGGCGGCCTGGCTCAATGTGGGTTGGATCAACCGGTACCGGATGTTCAACAAGCAGATCGGCAACACCTGGGCCATCGGTTCTTTCTCCAGCGCAGCAAACGAGATCGACCTGCTGTTTCGACCTGGCCAGCGGGTGAACGCCATTGGCCTGGTTGGAGTGATCGCCTCAAGCATCAGGGTCGTGATGACGCAGCCCGGTAACGAAACGCCGATTTACGACCAGACATTCGTTATGACAGCGCCGAGCGGGAGGGGCTGGTACCGGCACTTCTTCAGCCCCTTCAGCACTCGTGAAAACCTTGCGGTGCTGGATCTTCCTCCGGCAAGCAACGCGGATATTCGCGTGACGATCAGCGCGCCAGGCGGCACCGCCCGTGTCGGCATGATGATCATCGGTTGGTCCCGCGCCATTGGTACAGCCGTCTACGACACTTCGCTCGGCCGCAAGAGCTACACGACCGTGAAGGAAGAGTTTGACGGCTCAGTGACGATGACCAAGCACGGCGCGCGAAGGCAGATCAGTTACCGCGTTGTGATGCGCGGCGACGAGGTGACCGACGCGCTGCGCACCCTGGACCCGCTCGACGCGACAGCGGCCCTCTACGTAGGTGCCGAAGAGCTCGATTACACGATCATCGCCGGCACCTATGACGACCTAGACATAGGGCTGCCAACGTTTAATCACGCCACCTACAACCTTAATGTCAGGAGCCTCATGTAATGGCCATTCCACCACTTGCGCCGCTGCCGGTACCGCCCCTGGCGACCGACTCGGAAGTTGTCTTCAACGCCAAGGCAGATGCGACGCTGCTGGCTGAGAAGCAGTTCGTTGACCAGATGAACGCCACGACGATTCCCGGCATCAACGCCGCCTCGTCACAAGTCGCGGCTGATGCGCTGTTCGCCGGCCAGGCCGCCGACCGCGCCGAGGCTGTGGACACCAACGTAAGCGAGCAGGTGGCTGCTGCACAGGTTGCAGCGGCCAGTGCTGCCGCCTCTGCCACCGCCGCCGAGTCCGCTCAAGGCTCGCTGGGCAATCTCGCACTCATGTACGCAATCGCGCTCGCCTCATAAGGAACGATCATGGCCAACACTCCGCTACCCGCTTATGTACAGACGCAGAAGACAGGTTCTGCTGTAGTTACTGCTGCCGCTGCCAACATAGCAACCAACACACCGACCAATCTGATGCCACTGGGTGATGCTGCGGGCGTGAATGGCGGGCTCGTTACCAAAGTAACGGCAATGCCGCGGGCCACCGTCACGGCTTCATCGCTGTTGCTGTACACCAGCAAGGACAATGGCGCGACCTACAACTTGGTTGACTCCGAACTGATGGCGGCCTACACATTGGCTGCAACGACTGCCATTCCAGAAACCACTTTCGGCAATATCAGCCCATCCACGCCACTCAGGCTTGAAGCTGGCGAACAACTGTACGTTGGCTCACAGGTCCTGCTGGCGGCAGGCATTGTGTTCCGATCTGAAGGAGCGAACTTCTAATGGGCCTTAGTGTGCATGATCCGTTTGTTGATCCGCTTGGGAATCCGTTGGGGTTGGCGCGCCAAAATTTGCCCTTGCTTAACGCTGCACCCTACCTAGTGATTGACTTCACCTCAAGCGCAGTAGTTAACGTTCCGACTGCATATAAAAAAGCCAGGTTTACAATCATCGGTAGTGGGGGGGATGGGCAAGGGGCGGCCGATGGCCGCGGCGGTCAAGGCGGCAGCAGCGCAGTTAGTGAGAAAATCCCCATAAAGGGGATTTTGGATTTTACATTTGTAGGGGGCGCAACTGGCAGTGCCGCATCCTCCCTGACCTTGCGTGACGTTACGGGCGCGGTATTCGGAACTTTAACAGCGCCCGGGGGGGCCAGTAGGCTAGGCACGGCGAGTATCCCGGGTAGCGGAACACCAGGATTCTTTTCCCGGGGATTTGCTGGCGGCCTAGGGGGGAACACCGGCAGTAGCAACTCGTCAGGGCGGGGCGGCGGTGGGGCGGCAGGGCCAGAGGGTAAGGGCGGGGCGGGGGGCGGTTCAGGCTCGGGATCTGGTGCGGAAGATGGTGTGGGGGGTAGCGGAGGGGGAGGGCGAGGAGGGGCGGCCAATCCGAATCCCGTGCCGGGGTATGGAGGTGGCGGACTAGGCGGTAAAGGCGCCCTGGGCGGCCTGGGCGCCCCACACCTGGCCTTACCAATCGAACTTCCTTCCTTGGTACTCACGAATACCAGTGCTCTTTCTACTGATGGAGGCGTTGGCGGAGGCGGAGGCGGAGGCGGCTCAAGCTCTGGAAATTTTGGAAAAGGGGGCGTTGGCATGCTCCGTTTGGAACTGTGGCTTAACTAGAGTAATAAATATGGTAAAGGTACAGAACAACATCGCAACTCGCGAGCCTCTGCCTGTATTCCTGCACGGCCTGCTGCCTGAGTCCCTTGTCGACCTCTCATGGACTGATCCGCAGCTTGGCGTCCAGAACGCTGCATGGTGGCCCGAAGATGATGTATCCGGCGAACTGGGCACCAACAAGAAGTGGGGCGCCGAGGTGCTGACGCTGGATGTTGAGCGCAAGGTCGTGAAGGTCTCGCGCAAGCAGGTAGCGATGACTGCGGCAGAGAAGGCGGCGCGGGATGCGTTGATCGCCGCGCAGTGGGCGGACCAAATTGCCGCGCGCCGTTTCCAGGTAGAAACCGGAGGCGTCACCATGGCGGGCGTGCAAATCAACACCGAGCGCGACAGCCAGTCACTGCTGACGGGCGCGGCCTTTGCCGCCTCCATCGATCCTGACTACCGGATCAAATGGAAGGCGGAGACGGGCTTTGTCGATCTGACGGGTGAGCAGATACTGGGCATTGCCGCACAGGTGCGGGCTTTTGTGCAGGCCTGCTTCAATCGCGAGGCCGAGCTGCTGGGCGCGGTAGCTGACGGCTCGATCACCGCCGAGATGCTGGAAGAGGGGTGGCCGGAATGAGCCGCTTCGTCACCACCCTGAAAACGGACCAGATCGACCGGCGCACGTACACGCTGCTCGATGACCTGGTGCTGGCCGACGACGATGAGCGGGTCATCACCGTGCCCGCCGGCTTCACCACGGACTTCGCGAGCATCAAGGTGCTGCACAACGCGTTCCTTTTCGTGCTGTTCGCGCTGGTATCCGGTTACGGCAACTACGCGGCGACCGTGCATGACTGGCTTTACGAGCATGGATCGCTGACGCGCAACGAGGCGGATGCCGTGTTGTATCGGGCATTACGTGCCGAGGGCGTGGCGCGCTGGAGGGCATGGCTGATGTGGGCCGGTGTCAGGATAGGCGGCGCCAAGCAGTACACAGCAACCCCGACAAGTTCGGGGTTTTCTTCGTCTGGAGATTGAAAAGACGAAGCCCCGGCGAGCTGTAATCACCAGGGCTTCTCATTCCTTCAAGCATCTCAACATGGCGGAATGTAAAAACAAGATAGCAGGCTAACAAATAATAGTCACGATTAGTCCTTCAGTTCTATCGACTACAAGATTCAGCCATCCAGCCCGTCAAGTGCGGGTATTTTTTCGCCTGGAGAAAGCCATGCCCATCACCGAGCAGCAGCTGCTGCAGATCCTCCCGAACGCCGGCCGCCAAGCCGGCGTTTTTGTTCCTGTGCTGAACACGGCCATGGGCAAATACGGAATTGTCACTCGCTTGCGCATTGCCGCCTTCATTGCCCAGGTCGGCCATGAGTCTGGCCAGCTGACGCGCCTGGTGGAAAACCTGAACTACAGCGCTGAGGGCCTGATGAAGACTTGGCCAAGCCGGTTCGACCTGGTTCGAGCAACGGCAGCAGCCCGCAAGCCCGAGCAGATCGCGAACATCGTGTATGCCGGTCGCATGGGCAACACCGAGCCGGGTGATGGCTGGAAATATCGCGGTCGTGGTTTGTTCCAGGTGACCGGACGGGCCAACTACGCAGCGTGTGGGGAAGCCCTGGGCCTTGACCTGATCAATCAACCCACGCTGTTGGAGCAGCCGCAGTACGCCGCGATGTCGGCGGCCTGGTTCTGGTCTATGAAAGACCTGAACACGCTGGCGGACAAGGGCGATTTCGTGAAGATCACTCGGCGCATCAACGGTGGGCTCAACGGCCAGGCCGACCGCCAGGGGCTGTACGACAAGGCGCTGAAGGTGCTGGCATGACGCCCGGTCAAGTCCTGGCCGCTATCCTGCTGGCGCTCGCCATCGGATTTGGCGGTGCCTGGCAGGTGCAGGACTGGCGCATGGGCAAGAAGCTCTCCGAGCAGGCCGGCCTGCACAAGGATGACCTGGCGGCGATCACCAATGCCGCCGCCGGCCAAGCCCGTATCGAGCAGGACAAGCGCCTGGGCCTAGAAGGCCGTCTTCAATCTATAGACGAAGCGCATTTCAAGGAATTTAGTGATGCACAGAAAAATATTTCAAGGCTGCGTGATCGCCTGGCTACTGCTGATCTGCGGCTGTCAGTCCTTATCGACGCCGCAGATTCAGCCAGTGGCTGCAACGTGCCTTCCACCCCCGGCGCCGTCGGCGTGGTTCATGGAGCCGCGCGAGCCCGACTTGACCCAGCGCATGCTCAACGAATTATCGGCATCACCGATAGCGGCGACCAAGGACTGATCGCGTTACGGGCGTGCCAGGCGTATGTCAGGGCGGTCTCACGTCAAAAGGAATAAAAACTGCCTAAAAATCCGCTTTAAGAAGAATGACGGTTCCGACCTACATTCGTGGTCGTAAAAATCAACATGGCTTCGATTCGTGTAGGAAAAACGGAATAGGTGACCAACTGGACCGAATCCCGTTATCTGGATTTCGCCACGGAAAATCCCGTTATGGCGAATTCGGGGTTTTGTCAACCGGGTTTTGTAGCAATTTGGCCGATCTGTCAACCTGCGCTAAATCGCAAGGTGCCGTGTTTCGAAAGGGGATTGTGTTCGTTCGGCAGGACGCCGGGAAAGTGGTACGTCAGGCGTGGGACAATCCTGGGACACCAGATGTCCCAAATAGCCATGAATGCAGATGAAGCGTTATCAGGCGAAAAGTAATGAATTCGGTAGGTTGGCCGTTTTCACCCAATAAAATGTGAGGTCGAGAACGGATTGCAAATCCGCCCACGCCGGTTCGATTCCGGCCTCGGCCTCCATCCTGAAAGCCCCGCAGATCACAGTCTGCGGGGTTTTTTATTGGCTGCGATTTGACGATCACTTCCGCAATTTTTGGGATCGCTTCCGCAAGCAGCCTCTTTATTCCGTAAGCTGGAGCCTTGTGACGGAGGGCTGGGGTGTGCCTTTTGCCCTATAGCCTGGGTAGCCTGCTTTCGGCCAAAAGCAGCCTCTTCACGCGTCGCACATTGACCTCTGCGAAGAAAATCTTTAAGCGCCGCCTGATAGAGCGTCAATGGCTGATTGCCCGTATTGAAGAGTGCAAACGGAATCATCGTGAGATGTGAAAACGACGTGGAGTTTATCGAGTAGGTTTTCTGCCTGCAAAAGCGCTGGTCCTTATTCAATATAAAATCAAACTTGAAAAGGTTTGTCCGCGTACACCAACTGGGGATCAAACCCAGACTCAGACCCGTCAAGTAATCTTGTCCGCAAGCGCCGCCAGATGAGAACTCCGAGATCTTTATTTCTAATGCCGGCAGGCTCGGGGCGGCAAGGCTGGAGTTCTTATCCTGCGCATCGGGAATAACGTTGAGTGTCGCTGCGTATGCGTCCTTGCCGAAGCGACTGTCTTTCCATGGCGAATTTATTGCGTAACTGAAGCTGGAGATGATTTCTTGTGTTTCGGGTTCAACGGGTTCGTTGATTGTCGGCTGGGACGAATAAGATGTGCAGCCGCAACAGAGTATCGCAATGCTGACAAACACAAACCCGTTGGCTTTTAAGCGACGCAT